TCATGCCGCAAGCCCCTTATCCACGCACTCTTTACGCAGGCGCGCAATCTGCTCGATGGTGAGGCGCCAGACGATCGGGTCAGCCTGGCGAAGGCATTCCATCGCTTCTGACTTCTCGCGCAGATACTGCAGCGCGAACTTCGGATCGAGTTCCACGATGTTGCGGGTGTTGTCGCGGATATCGAGAACCTTGACCGTCGCTACCCAAGCCGGCGCTTGGCGCAGTCGCGCGCAATTGATCTGGTGACGGGCCGCCCGGTTGCCGGCTTCCTTGCCGACATTAGTCAGGAAGTAGAGGCCGTCGTGGATGTCCTCGCCGAATTCCTGTTTGATCTGGTCGAGCGTAACGCCGGTGTCCTCGACGACATCGTGGAGCAAGGCCAGAACAACCTGCTGCCAGGTATGCCCCGGAACAGCCTGGATCATGCCGGCGATCGTGCGCGGGTGTTGAATATAAGGCTCACCTGTGTATTTGCGCACCTGGCTCACAGCGGAGTGAGCCGCGAACGCGAACAGATCGGCGCGGGCGATTTGGTTGTCGCCGTGAACTGAATAGCGGTTCATTCTGGTGTCTTTCTTCTTCGGTCGTTGCTGATATTCGAATCTTAACGCTCTCGACTTCGGAGAGCGGCAGGCTATGTGCGGTCGTTATTGTTGACCGCGATCAAACCAGTCGCCCGCGCCGCGCCCAATATGTCGCGCTTGATATTCTTGGTGTCGCGGTGATCACCCGCCGTCGATGCGCAGAACACCTTGCGGGATCCATTCGGTCCTCGAATGGTGATTTGCAGGTGGTGTCCGGAGTGCTCGATTGTTGCGGCGGGGCAGATTGCTTGAGCGAGCCGCAATAGCTCGCGCTTTCGTTTTTGGACGCTCATAGGGTTAGAACCTCGCATAGTCGGGATGGTCACGATAGAAAGGCTCCCCGCCAAGGACGCCTTCCATTTCATTCACGACGCTGATAGCTGCCACAGCCTGCTCAGCGGCACGTTTTTGTCGAAGCCCCTCTTGACCGGCGACCTGGGTGAATAGGTATTCGGCCATTTCGCGCGTTTGGGCAGGCTGTTTGGATAGGTATTCGTGGGTTCGGGGCCGATAGCGCACCACGAGCCAACCTGTTTTCGCAGGATCGGGATCGCGGATGATGGAAACCTCAACGTCGCCGACCTTGATCCTCTTTCCGCTCATGTTTCGTGAGCGTCCTTAACGAGCTCCGACACCTCATCTGCCGGGACGCGATCCATCTTCACGCGATAGGTCTCGCCATCATCGCCAAAAATTATGAGCTCCTGGGTCATCGAGCGACCGTGCGCGCCTTCGTGCCAGCGCTTGTAAATTTTGCCGGGAAAGTCTTCGCCGCACACGTTGGCGCAGTCTGTGAGGTGATCGAGCATGTTTTGCGGTGTCTGCATGGCTTTGCTCCTGTTTTAAGTAAGTCATTACTTACGTTATAGCGCGAACTAAATCGGAGCGCGCAAGGTAGTGAGCGGAATCAGTAGTCGTGCGCGTAGAACACCGAGAGAACCCGGATCGTTACGTTGGGATCCTCCGGGTGCTCCGACAGACTTTCCTCGTCCAGGGCGTAATAGTCGATCTTGAACATGAACCGCTCACCTGCGGTCTCGAATGTCCCGCAATCGTGTTCGCCGTGCGGGTCGTTGTCCGGATTGAAGTTGTTGAAGCTCTGGAGCGCGGCGATAACCAACGCCATTTTCAATCCATCATCGACTTCGTTCACCAGATCGCCAGTGATGATCACTTTACCATTCCGCGAACGGCCGGCGATCCTCAGCTCGTCGTTCAGGGCCGCGATGCGGGCCTTCTTTTTGTCGTCTGTCACCAGAGGTCCTCCGAATATAGCTGTGGCGTCGGCTTCGTCTCCTTGAGCTGGCCGGAGCCGATGGCGAGGTAATAGGCTTCGACACGGTTCACGAATCGGCCGGTATCGGTCAGAAACCCCTGCGTCTGGGGTGTCGCCCAAGTGCCGTCGAGGTTCTGCATTTCCAGATCCATCGTCTGGATGATGGTGTGATGCCGGGCGGGAGGAGGAAGCGAGATGATCGCTCCGAAGTTGATTGCCGCGGCGATGATGCGCTCAGGGGAAGAAGACACGAGCCAACCCCACTGCGATGAGTGCGCCAACCGGTGCGCCGACGATATAGCCGACGAGGAAGAGGTCAGAATCCATATACCAAGGCATCATCAGAACCCTCCATAAGCAGGGAGCGCCCGTAGGTGTTCGCTGCTGCTGCGCGCTTCCTCGATCTGACGCTCCTCTTCCAGCCGGCGCTGGCGTTCCAGCTCGGTAAGAACCGCCTTTCGTTCGGCAACCAGGCGCTTGTGCATGATCTCTGCCTTAGCAAGCGCCGTGGTCTTGTTCTTGACCTGCTCCTTGAAACCCTTGCGGCTGACGTAGAAGCTGCGGCTGGTGCCAGCCAGCGGGTTCGGATTGCGCGGATCGCGCCTGTCGACTTTCATGAGCGAGGCGTAAACCGTGCAGTCCGGGTGATCTGGATCCTCGAACTTACCCAACAGGTCGCCCTCGAAAACAACAGGCGCCCTAACCGGATTTTCGGTCCATAAGTTGTTGAAGGGGCTTTCACCAATAGCGATCTCGTTGAGAAAGTAGAACAGGTCGCCCGAGGCTTCATGTGTCCCTCGCGTCTTGGTCGCGGTCATCTTGAGTTCGCGCGAGGGGCTGCTGCGTCCCAATGCCAGCATGAGCGTTTCCGTCAGCATCGACTTGTTGTAACCGCGGCTGGGTGACGCCATAACGATGCTCAGTTCGCCCGGTCTCCATCCCTTAAGGCTTTCTGCAAGGTCCGCCAGGTAGTCAGGGGTCGGAAGCTTTACGTCTTGAGCTTCAAGCTTCAGGCCGTCGAACTCGACAATGTATTGGCCGCTCATGCTGCATCCTCCCAGCGCGGCTGAATCGCCTCGATCGCTTCCATCGCAATCAGGGTGTGCCAGTCGCCGTCAGGCGCAACCACGCGGATGCCCAGCACGTTATTGGTGAAGTCGGCTTTGGTGATGACGCCGGTAAAGCTGCGGGTCTTGGTGTAGACACAGACCTCGCGCTTGTCGGGCTTCACAGTCTCGGCCTGCTCGCGGATAATCTTAACCAGACGGGCACTCATGCTACACCGCCCTGGATGAGCTGGAGCTGCGGACGCTGGCGCTTGGGAACCGGCAGGGGCACCGGGGCGTCGGCAAGCACCTTCTCGGGCTCAGCCGGGGGTGCGGACTGCGTTCCGGCCGCACGCGCCTTTGCCTTCCACTCCGCGAAAGTAGCGGGATCGTCAGGCGTCCGGGACATCTGGTAGACGGCCTCATGGGTCAGCTTCGCCAAGACAACGGTCGCACCGAGCTTCCTGGTGACGAGCCGCACGTCGTTTGAGCCTTCCTCGATCTGGATCGCGCCAGACTTCAGCGCGGCATTGATAAGCATGGGCACAATCATTATTCGAGCCTCCTAAGTAATTGCTTACTTAATTTATAGCGCAAAAGTTTGAGGAAGCGCATCAGGTTGCGCGCGAACCATCTTCTTCCCTCTTCGCAACCCAGGCTGCGAAGGCATTGTCGGTGTCCGGCCCTGCATACTGCACTGCCTTCTGAACGCCGGCCATCAGCGCCGAGCGTTCATTCTCCGGGTAGTCGGACAGGTTCTTGACGGGGCAGGGATCCTCGGGGTGGAGCTTGGCCCACTGCTTGCGCATCTCGGCCAGGAAGCCAGCGGCTGCAAATTCGAGCCGCTGTCTGTTGGTCACGTTCACGGGACGGGTCACTTTCTTTTGATCAGTGCCGCACCTTGCTGGCCGTAAGGGTCGCAAAGTCGATCACATCAGGATCAGAGGCGATGTCGATGAGCGTCTGCATAAGCTGCGGATGACCGGCCGCGAAGGCGAGGGCGAATAACTTCTTACCCTGCTCAAGCATTGCCCGGTCCTCGTCGTTGAGGTGTTCATTGGGCTGCAGTAACCGATTGCGATCATAACCAAACGTCAGCGCCTGCACGGCGCCGTTTTTCTTAAGGAGCAGCGCAACGTCTCCTTCTTCCACGATCTGCGTGCCCGTAATCTGTTCGGCAGCTAGAAAGTTGTTAGTATTAGACATAAGGTGCTCACTCCGTCAGATGCATTCTATTTCAACCAGAAACTGCGTGTTTCTTCTTTTAACTTATAGCTAAATCAACGAGGAAGCGCACTGATCCCTCGTTAACCGTCCGAACTTCTTGTCCATAAAGAAGTTGCAAACCGGCAGATATTCGGCTTAAAGCTGAGCCATAATCTCCACTTTGACGCGTTTCAAGGGCCAGGGCTGGTGATTGGGGTTGAACGGAGAAAACAGATGCTAAGGAATGACTTTGACGCGAACGTAAACGAACTCAAGGCCGCGGTAGTCGGCGCAATGGAGACGCATTTCAAGGAGCGTCGGTTCACCTTCGACGTAGGGCGCTTTCTCGCGGAGACGCAGGTTGATCTGGACCTGTTTCTACGCGAAGCATATTTCCTCGGCGCCGAGGTATTTCCGATACAATCACCGCAGCAATAAAGAAAAGGCCCGCTTGTGACGGGCCTTTTTGTTATTTCTGGAGTTTGTCGAGATCGCGCTGCAGGTCAGCGGGACTGACCGGTGTGCAGACGTAGGTCCGCGACAGGATCGGTCGACCCGTGGCAGCATCGACAGTCGCCGGCGGCTGGTCATTCAGCGTCGTAGCTCGAAAGTTGCATTCTTTCTGATCCACTATGCCTTGAACGACAACTTGGGTCTCGGGCGCTTTGCCACCGCCAAGGACCATCACCAGAACTACCATCCATGCTGTGTTCATATACATGCCCTGCATTGTTCGTTTAGAAGCGATCTTGGTAACGAACTGGGGCGAAACAGACAAGACATTGCAACCAAAAACCTTGCTCTAATATCGGCACCTGAAGGCGACGTAGCTTGACAGCTCCGTAGCGATCCCGGATCTCGCTTCTCGACGTGCTTAAATGTATCTCACGACAGCGTGGATAGCGGTAGGCGATTCAAAATTCACAACATCACCGTGCATAAAGTGGTTGACTCTCGGCGCCGAGTGTAGGAATTTTGTCCTACGGAACATAACAGGAACGGACGGAATGACCCACATGGAATTCTATCAGCATACCGAAGGTTTGCGACAGGCCATCACCGGAGCGATCACAGTATATTTGGCGAGGAATGATATCCCATTCTCCCAAGAAGCCTTCGTAGAACAATCCTCTACCGAGATCGAGGAACTTTCCAAAGGCGCGCTGTTTTACGGCGCCGAGGTCTTCCCGGACGCACCCGCGGCATCCTGACGCCACTGCTTTATCAGCTTCTCCTTCTGGCCCTGGACATAAGCGGCATCAAACTTTGGATGCCGCTCCCAGAACTTGAGCTTCCGCTCACAAATCAGGATCTCTTTCTCGACCGAGGCACGCTCTTCCCGCGTGCCCTTGACGGCTACGAAGTTGAGGAACAGATAATTGGAGTAGTGGCGCAGATAGGCTTCCGAGCCGTTCATCTTCCATACGTCGATGTCGGAATGGGCGCGCGGCGCAGTATCGCTGTAGAAATACATTTGAGATCTCCGTCTCGTTGCTGACAGAGATAATTTCGCATGTTCGATCGTGGATATCGGGAGGTGCTTGACGGAAAGCGCCGGGCGACACATATTAGCGGAGTGGGCCAGGAGCGCTAACTCCTGACCCGTTTACCTTACGAGACGAATAAGACCCGCACTCTCACTGTCCAGGTGGTGCGGGTTTTTCGTATCTCAAAGGTGATACTCAATGGCACAAGCCACATCATATCTCTCCTATCGTAGGCGAGGGCACTCGCTGGGTGCTGGTGCGGCCCATCCTCACCAGCGCGCGCCTGGACCTCGCGCACACTGCTTTTCGCCTTCGATTCGATCACTTTAGCAGCATCTATAGCGGATGTCGGCAGGTTTACTAGCGGGACCCGGCGCGGGGTGCGCATACGACCTTCGAACCGGGCCTGAGCATATTCAACTCCTTTTTGACGACCGCGGCGACCAGCCGGCATTCGTCGCGGCTCGTAAACACAGCATTTGCGCGCTTGATATCGGGCTCTGGACCCGTGAAGTTGAAAATCAGCAGGATTGTGGTGATCTTGAGCATGTTGTGCCTCCTTCTAACCAGAAAAGCCCGCACGAGGCGGGCTTCTCCAGTCGACTGCGGGATCCGCGGTTACTTGATCGCGTTGAAGAACGGGATCGCAGAGTTCGGCGTCATCGTGGTCGGCAGTTCGCCCTTCCACTGCAGAGCCTTCTGGTATTCGATCAGGTTCGGGTTGGCAGACAGAGCGTCGGACTTGGCCTTGATGGCAGCAGCGTCGGCTTCGCCGATAAGGCGATTACCTTCAGCGACAGCCTTGGAGTCAGCAAGCTTGCCGGCTGCGTTGGCTTCTGCGACCGCGAGCTGGCTATCAGCCTGGGCCTGCGCATTCGTCACCGCAATTTCAGCGTTGATCTTCGCCTGCAGCGCCTTCTGTTCGAGCTTCTTGACCTCGACCTCCTGGGTCATCTTGGCTTCGATATTGTCCTCGTAGCTATCCGGCAGCGAGAAGTTTTCGATCTGCGCCGAGAGGATCTCGACAGGTCCATCGATGTTGCGGATGCGCTTGGTGAATTCGGCGCCAAGCTCGGCGCGCTTCTGGATCGCGGTGTCAGCGGTGAACTGTCCAAAGACCGTTTCGAGCGTTTCACCGACGCGACGCGTGACCATCTGGCTCACTGCCTGTTCGACAGTGCCGTAGCGGGTATAGATCTCCAGGACGGATTCATTTGCAGGCTTGGCGCGGTAGCCGATCGAAACGCGGTGAACGGTCGCGGTCTGACCATCGCGGGTGTAAGCCTTGATCTCGTCAAAGGTGATCATGCCGTCGCGAAGGGAAACTTCCTTCGTATCGTCGACCCAGGGTGCCTTCCAGTGGAAGCCGGCATCAGCCACACCGGTCACGGCGCCGTTGCGAAGGACGATCGCCTTCTCGCCTTCATCGACAGTGTAGAAGGAGCCGCCTACGACGCCGAGAGCGACGAACAGGGCGATACCGGCGATAATGCCAGAGAAAATCTTTGCGGGGCTCATGGTTATTCCTTGTCTCCTTTAGACTTGTCGGAACGATTGGTGAGAAACAGACTCGTGCGGTAGACGCCAATGGCGAACACGACGAGAAGGACGGCAAAGCCGAGGAACATCGCGAGCTTTCCCATCACAGGAGAGCCTTGATGCCTTCGACCAGGCCGGCGAGGGCGAGAGCGCCCGTGAAGACGATGGCGACGATGACAGCACCGCGGTTACCGTTGTATGCCTTGCCGTCGTGGTTGATGGTGTTCATGTCTTCAGGGCGCATGTCGTTCTCGCTTTCTGTGAACTAAGTAACGACTTACTTATATCGCTACACAGTTTGGAGTGCTGCAGGTAGTGAGCGGCTTATGCAGCCGCCTGCACCTCGGCGTTGACGCGCTGCATGGTCGAAGCGACAAAGCCAACGAGCGACTTGTGGGCGCGATCGGTAATCTGCTCCCAGGACTGGGTCGTGATGAAATCGCCGTTGCGGAAGACGACCTGGAGCTGGTTGTCGATGCCCTCGGGCAGCGCGTCCTCGCGGATGGTTTCGAATTCGCCGTCATTCATGACCACGGCGACACGACCAGCCTTGGAAGACTTCGAGGGATCCGTCGCGGGCTTCTTCTGCACGTCCTGCCAGCCATTTCCGAAGTCGATGGCATTAGCCTTCATGGCGAAGCGCTGATCGTCGCGCTTGTGGGACTGCAAGAGCCCACCACCCATGCCAAAGGCGATATTGTCGATGGAGAAGCCTTCCATCAGCATCCGGGCAACCAGGGCAGCAACAGACTGCGGCGTCATGCCGTCGCCCTGGATGACGCGCACATGCTTGTCGAGAACCTTGAACCCCTTCGAGTTCGTGGTCCCGCCGAAGATATCCCAAAGCTTCTTGATGACCGCAACGGGCGTTTCGACCGGATCGCCGGAGTCAGGACGGATAACGAGCGTGCCGTCGATATTGAGGATCTTCTCCTTGAGCTCGTCGCCGAAGATGTTCTCGACCGCGTTGAACAGGTCGTAACTGTCGGAGACGACCGAGAACAGACCGTGACCGAAGTTGTCGATCATATTGGAGTAGGCATCCGCTTCGCGGTCCTGACCCCAGCTCGTCATGGTCGAATGCTCCGACGCCGGAATGGAGAAGCCGGGCATCTCCTGAGCATCGTAGTAGTGCATCGCGCCCTGAATGGCTTCGAGGGTGTCGGTGCCCTTGAAATTGACCAGGTGAGCCATACCGCCCAGCATCGCGGATTCGCCAGACGAGACTCCACGGGCGCCGAAGTCATGCAGCTTGAACGGGATCTGACCATCCGGATCGTCGGATGAGCGCTTCAGGCCGTCATAGATGATCGCCTTGGTGATGAAGGAGATCGTCGCGACAGAGGTCGGATACCAGATGGCGCGCAACAGCGCGGTTTCGACGAAGCTCGTAAGCCACGGAACCTTCGGGTCGGTGTTCTTGACCTGGATCATCGGCGTGCCGCGCGGAACGAACGAACCTTCCGGCAGAGCCTGAATCTCAATCGGCAGGTAGCCGTCATGATGTTCAAGGATATAGCGCCAGCCTTCCTCGTTGAACGGCAGGCCGTGCTTAAGGCAAAGCTCCTTGGCTTCCACGATGTCCGCTGCCTGAATCGGCATCGTCAGGTATTCCGACAGAAACGCCTGCAAACCGAAGAAGACGGAGAACTGCGGGCGATCCGACTGCTTGCGCGCCTCGATGTAGGAGGAGATGAACTGCGCGCCGGGCGGATACTGGTTGAAATGGGACTGCTTATAGCTGTCCGTGGACAGGATGATGTTCCTCACAGGTAGTCTCCCTTGAGCAAGTTGGTGATGATGGAATGATGGTCTTCGTAGAACTCAGCGGTCGTGAGCGACGCGAAGTCATACCAATCGGCATGAGCCGCATCGTCACCCGCCTTGACGGCCGGGAGTTCCACGTCGGCGGGAATGGCGAACACGAAGGCCATCGACACGATGCGACCGCGGAGAGAGCGGTTCGGGTTGTCACACAGCCACTCGCCGGCGCAGTGTTCCTCAAGTGTCTCGCGATCGAGCCCGGTCTCTTCCATCGCTTCGCGTAGCGCGGCATCGAAGAAGCGTTCGCCCTTCTCGACGAACCCGCCCGGCATAGCCTTCTGACCACGACCGGCAGCCTTGCCGCGCGTGACGAGAAGGATCTTGCCGCGATGAAAGACGAGAGCATCGGCAGCCAGGAACGGACCGTCGCCGTAGGTCTCCTTGTCCTTGGCGAGACCGTCTTTCCAGGCGACCAGATCCTTGAAGCGCGGCGTAAGAGCAAACTCCTTGAGCCAGGTGACGACCTGCGGCGAGCAAGCGTCATGCGGCAGGCGCGGGAGCCGGCGAAGGTAATCGTCGCGGATATCGGACGCGTTGAGCGTGCCGTGCTGAATGTCGATCTGAATATTGTCCCACTGGGGAAACATATTCAGATAGTAAGACGAGGCATCCTTGCCGAAGCCGGCGAGCGCGACCTTGAAGTCGTTTAACCCATGCAGGCGAATGCCACCCTTGTTGGCGTGATTGAGGATCGCATTCTCGACGCCACGGCGCAGGTTCTTCTCCCAATCGTAGTCGTGCTCGTAATCGTAGAGCGGGACCAGGATCAGACGGCCGGTTTCCAGCTCGTGATGGAAAACCCGTGTAAACATCGCTTCGCGATCAGCGAAGGTGAAAGGGTTCTTGGGCGTGGGCGCCATGTGGCTCGAACCAACAACGACGATCAGGGTTTCAACACGCTCAAGCGCGCCGCGAATGACGGCCTCGTGGCCCAGATGAAGAGGCTGGAAACGGCCGATGAAGACGCCGTAGTGAAAGTCGCGCATCAGTGGATGCTCCTCGAAAAGCGGAAGCTGCCCTCGGCAGTCCGGATGACATCGCCGTCGATCTCCTGGATCGGTGCGGAATAGAAGGTTCGGCCATTGAGCGTGCCGCCCACGACCTGCTTGTTGGTGCCGATATCAAGGAAGCGCGCGTTGGTGATCAGACCAAGTTCTTCCTGAACAAGCTTGACTGCTGTTGGCGGCATTGTTCCTCACTAAGTAATTGCTTACTTATGTTATAGCGTGAAGAAAAAGGGAGCGCTGCGGATGATGAGCGCTCCCTTGTTGATGTTAGTAAGCCGCGACGATCTTGGGTGGCGCGATCTTGAAGCCGCGCTCCTTGACCAGGCAATAGACGGCCTTCGCCTTGTCGACGGACTTGTCACCGGTGGCAGCGCCGGCAGGTAGCTTGTAGCAATTCTTACGCACACCCCAGCCCGCCTTGACGGCCTTCATCATATCCGGATCTTCGACGCGGATTTCGCTCGGGTAGCCGTTCTTCTTGAGGAACGGCAGCACCTTCTGCTGATACTCGACCTCGCGGCGCTCGTTCACCTTCCAGTGCGGTTCGCAGCGGGTGGACTGTGCGCCGTAGTCGCGGCACGCAAAGTCCGAAAGGTCGCGATCGTCCAGGGCGAGCGCTTGATTGGAAGCGAAACCAGCAGCGACAATCAGGCCGGCGAGAAGGAGAGACTTGACGTTCATTTGAGACATACCTCGTTGTTTGCGTTTCGATAATTACTTATCGCGCATTCTGAGTTGGACTTCGGCAGGGGTCTTTCGGGTTACGCAGCCTCTGCGGGCTGCGTATCCTTCTTGGGCTTCTTGCCCTTGTGCCACTTCATTTCGCCGGCCATGATCGAGCCACGCGGAAGAATCCGGTCGGCAATCTTGGCGAGTTCGAACTTTTCAATCTGAGCTTGCACCTGGCTTGCGTTCTTGTAGGCGCTCGGCAGTTCGGATACGTCCGGATCACCGGTGTAGAAGCGGACATCAAGGCCGGCCGTTTCACGATCCATGATCGCCTTGATCGCATTCGGGCCCAGACCGCGCGTGTCGCCGAACTCTTCCATGAGGCGCTTGATATGCGCCGTGCGGGAGAGATTGCGCCCGGCACCATGCGGTGCGAACCCGAGAGCGTTCTCGTTGTTCTTGTGCTCGGCGATCAGGATGGGCTGTGCCATATTCATCGGGATCAGCGTCAGACCCTGGTCATCCTTTGAGAAGCCCTTGAAGGACGGCGTTGCGCCCTTGGCGTGGTAGAACAGCCCGTCGGAGCGCTGAAAGACAAAATTGTGCTCGTTCCAGAACTGCCCGATGATCTGATTACCGAGCCGCTTGGCGACCAGGTTGTGAATGGCGAAGTGGTTCATCTTCGTCCAAAGGCGCAGCGCCTGAAGAGCCTGCCAGTAATCCTGGCCCACCTGGCTATCCGCCTCGATCCAGGCATTGTGCAACGGGATCCTCGGGGCGACGATCCGCGTATGGCGCTCGGCTGCAGCCTTGCCCCGCTTGTAGAGCTGACCGCCCAGCCCACGAGAGCCATGATGAGTAACGATCGCCATCTGACCGGTCGATTCCAGCTCGCCCACGTAGAAGAAGTGATTGCCGTCACCCTGGGTCATGAAGTGGTGGATGGCGTAATCCTCCAGCCCTTTCAAGAACGGGTTGGCTTCGAAACCGTTGACCAGGCTCACAAGATCCTTGTGCTGACGAACCTCAGACGCCGTGCGCTTGCCGACGCCGAAGTGGGTCGCCTTCATGGCGATATCAAGCACATAATCGACCGGCGTGTCGCGCTTGAAGACGGAGATCGCCATCGAGCAGCAGATGTCGGCCGAGTGGAAGCCCGGATGGATCGCGTTCTTGGTCGCAACCACGCCACCAACAGGAATCGTGCCTATCGCAGAGCCTGACGGGCAAGCGTCAGGCATGACTGCGCCGCGCTCGATAGTCGGAACGCGCATTAGCGCATCCATGTGGGCGAGGACGCCGGCGACGTTCGCCTTCTCGTCGTCACCTTCCGGCTCGATGAACTGGCCGAACGGAATGTTGTTGGTTCGCAGCGGCACACCTTCCTCGACAGCCTTGGCTGCCTGGAGCGGAAACAGCGCCTGAATGATCTCCTTGTCGGTCTTGCCGTCCTCGCGGAGCTGGCGAGCCAACGGCAGCGCTTCCTTGAACCATGCGCCAGGCTGTAAGCCCCACGCGACGAGCGTCTTGCCCGAGATATTACTCATTTCCTCTTTCCTTCCTTCTCACGGCGCATGGCTTCCTGGATCTTCTCCAGCACCAGCTTCCGGTGGTCGTAAAAATCATCCGAGTCGGTGCGAACTCGCCCGAGCTTAGGGTCGTATTGACCGATCTTCGGGAACATCAGCCTACGTGCTCGTCCCAAGTCTTGTTGAAGCGGCAGTTCGATGGCATACCGGCGAACATTGGCTCGATCTGCGAGCGCTTGAAGCCGGCGAGACCACAGCCGATTGGCGTGATGTCGAACGTGTGCTCCGGGTGGTCCTCGGCGAAGCGCAGGAATTCCTGCACGGACTTCTCGATCTCGACCAGGCCACGGCTGCGGATGCGCTCGTCCTTGGTGGCGATGCCATAGGACTCGCCCTGCAAACCTTCACCTTGCAAGAGAATTGCGCCCTTGTTCTTGAGAGCATAGAGCGCGGCACCGGCGCCATGCCGGCCGGCGAGGTTCGAGCCAAATACGAAAATGTCGGCCATAAGACTTTCCTCAGATAGGGTTGACGTGGGCAACGACGTTCACGCCGTCGGGCGTGTGCCATCTGATCGGACCCGCTAGATTGCTTTCCGGGACCAGGAAGATTCTCGCGTCCTCGCAGGTCGCGTCTTCGGGCGGTTCAGACGAAAGAACACCTTCGAAGCAGCAAGCCCAGCCAGAGCAGAAGTCAGTGGCTTTCCAGGCTTCAAAGGCCTCTGCGGGTGTCTCGGCGCGCACAAACAAATTCAGGCTCTCGCCGTCATTGTCGTGGGCGCAGATGAAATAGAGGTTCATCGATACCTCCTCATGTCGCCGAGGATCAGCACCAGGCGCGGGTTCTCAGTGATCTGTGGCTCCGAATAGGCGCTGTAGAAGCACTCCACGGCCTCTTCCGGACTGTCGAAAATTTCATAGAACTCCTCGCGAGGATCTTCGGTCGTGCGGTCGATACCCTCGTAGCTGTCGTAAATGACTGCGTAGAAAGGCAGGCCTTCGTGTCCGTGCTGGAAGGCCGCGATCGCCAGGCGCAACCGTGCGAAGAAGCGGTAGAGCGCCTTAGACATTGATCTTCTCCTCGATGAGAATATCAATTTCGTCGTCTGTCAGACCCTGGACGCGCCCATTGCAGGCGATCTCCACGAGCGCGGGCGGAATCATGGAATTGTCCTGCCACAACCGAAGCGCAGCGATGACTGTGTCACGCTCGGGGCCGGTAAGGGCGATCGTGTCGGTGGGCGTGATGCTGCGAAGACGACCCCTCTCAGCGAACAGGCGCTCTTTCTCCGCGTCCAAGCGCTTGATCAGGTCTGCAACAGCGGGATCATTCTCCGGACCTTCCTTCGCTTGGCATAAGCGGCAGATGACGGCTGATATCACCAGGTCCAGTTGCTCTTCGGTAAACTCGATCTGCATAGAAATCTCCCTTCGCTAAGTAATTACTTACTTAGCTTTATAGCGGTGGCATCGACGGGGTGCATCAAGTCGTGAGCGGACGGCGATAACAGGAAACTCGCCGTCCGTTACCTACGCAGTTAGTCGGGTTAGCTTGCGGCAGGTGCCGGCACCAGGCTGCGCAGACGCTCGGCAATCTTGCTGTCCGAGCGGAGCGTAAGCGTCTGCCCGGAGCGATCAGCGATCTTGACCGTAGCGAAGAGGTTCATGATCTGACCTGACTGCGAGCGCGCGGTGCCTTCGCCAAGGCCGGAAGCCTTGTAGGCGCCGACGACATCAGCCGAAGTCATCGAGCCCTTGCTGTCGAGCAGCTTGAATGCCACCATCACGTAGACGGACGGCTCCTTGCCGACGGACAAAGCGGTGAACAGGTTGTCGAACTTCTCGGCGACCTTTACCTGAGCCGGCAGGAGCTTCATGGTCGTCTCACGGGCGGTCTTGAGGTCTTCGTCCGACATCGTGGACGGGTCGCCCGAGAGCACGAAGAACTCGTCGGCCACCTTGGAGATATCGCGAGGCGTGCGCGTCACGCCACTGGATGCTGCCTTACGCTCGCCCTTGGCCTTCGGCCGGACGGCTGCAGTCGGCGCCGGCAATTCGGTCGTGGTAACGGAAGATGACTTCTGCTCCTCATAGATTTCGTTCTTGGCGAGCGCCAGGTCGAGATCGGCGAGCTCCTCGCTTTCGAGGACGGTCGGCGCGACCGCGGCTTCTTCCGCTGCTTCGAGTTCGGCTTCGTCTTCCGGCGTTGTCTCGTAGATCACGCCTTCTTCCTCACCCTCGGACTGAATGTCGAGGTCTGCGAGAACGGCGTCGAGTGCGTCGAGGTCTGCGGTATTCGGCATGGCGTTTTGCTGGATCGTTGCGAGTGCGGTGCTCATCGCTGCATTCCTTTCTAAGTGACTGCGTTACTTGATGAATTTGTTATAACGCAGTCACTATTGGGATGCGGCAGGATCGTTACGCAGCGAGTGCGATCCCTTCCATCTGAGGCAGGGCGAAGAAGCCCCAATCGAGACCGCGGTAGAAGCAGTCCATCATGATATCCACGTCATAGGCCGCGGCATGTGCCCTGGTCGGGTCGTAGTCGACGCCGCAGGCAAAGGCGAGTTCGCCAAGGCGGGGCTTCTTGCCGTCGCTGCAAGCCCAGACGCCATCGACCATCGTGTCGATCCAGGGCTTCTCGGTCATGGTGAGACCGATGCGCTGCATTTCGCGTTCACCGAACGGCTTGTCGAAGTCATTGCCGTTGTGGGCGACGATGAAGTCGGCGCGCTGCAGGATCGCATTGATCGTGGGAGCCACCGCGTCCCAGGTGGGCTGTCCGATCAAGTCGGTCGCCGAGATCCCGTGAACGCGCTGGGCGTCGGCTGCAATTGAGCGCTGCGGGTCAATGCGCTGCTCGAAGCTCCAAATCTTCTGTCCACCGCGATAGAGCCCAATGTAGGCTTCGATGATGCGGTGATCGGGCTCGTTCTTGCCCGTCGTCTCCCAATCGAGACCGGCGATAATTGGAACATAGGTCATGGTCGATGCCTCGGATTAGTCAGCGCCGCCTCAAGCATTTCGAGGGCGATGGCGCGATTGATGTGTTGGCCGCGACCGTGGTGGTAACGTGCAACCGTGCCGGTCGGCAGATGCGTCACCTGGACGCCGGTGAGAGTGCGGGCAACACGCATACCCTTGCTCGGATAGGCGTCGTAAACCTCGATCTTCAACTCGTCGTAGGGAATGATGGTCGCGTGGGTCATACGTGCTTCCAGGTCTTGCCGTTGATGATGTTGATGACCGTCGAGCGCGAGACGCCATAGGTCTTCGCCAGCTCTTCCGGAGTGTTATCGTTTGCGGCCGCGCGGATCTTCATCACCTGGTCAGCGGTGAGCTTGGCGTTCGAGTTCGCGGAGCCGCGTCCGGTCTTCAATCCCGTGCGATGGGCGTGTTTCTCGTTGTCCGAGCCCGTCGACCATTCGAGGTTCGAAGCCGCGTTATTCTCCTTGTTGCCGTCAATGTGATTGACCTGCGGCAAGTTGAGCGGGTTCGGATGGAAGCGCAGCGCGACCACCCGGTTGACCAGGACCGACTTGGTGTAGCCGACATAGGTCATGTTGAAGTAAACCCGGCCGGACTTCTTGTGGACCTGCTGCGTGACGACAGAGTAGCCCTTCGACCGGTCGACGACGCCCTTGTCGTCGGCCTTGTTGGCGCGACGAATGGTGCCGTCTTCCGAGACGATCAGATAGCCGCTCCGGATCGCGATCAGGATCCAGGTGTCCTTGGGGAACTTCTTGCTCAAAGATGCTGGTCCTTGTGAAGGCTGGAGAACAATTCGCCGTCCTTCGTCTGGACGGTCATGACGCCAAGACCGGCAGCCGGATACATCTTGGCGATCATGCGGGAGAGCCAGGACAGGATCGAGAGCTTCCACATCTGGCGTTTGGCGATACGGTAGTCCTCGGCCGTCAGCATATTGGACTGGCAGTCCGGGCATTCCTTACCGATCAGACCCTTGTGCAGGCGGTCCACATCTTCCATGTAGTGACAGGCGTCACACACCAGCCTTTGCAGCTTTTCGACGGGCCGCTTCATCACGTATTTCCTTTTCAATGTTTGCCAGCAAATCGCTGATGTCTCGCGGTGCGAGGCCGCTTGTGGAGTCGTAGAGCGAGACCACGATCAGGTAGTATTCCTTGATGGTGAGCCGCCCGGCGTCGTAGAGCTTGGTCCACTTTTCCAAGACCTCCGACATTTTGCGGCCGAGCTCGTCGGCGTAGCTCGGCCATTCATCCTTCTCGATCATGCCTACCTCGACGTATTAAGTAAACGCTTACTTAACTTATAGATCAAGCGAAGACGGAAGTGCGTGGAAATTCGACCGGCGACGAATGGCGTCTTCGTATTCCATCAAGAAGAATTCCTTCGCGGCGTAGGCGTCGAGCATCTGAATCTCATAGGGCGCGACGTGCTTGTCGTCGTGCATCTTACCGGACTGCCATTCTTCATCAGGATGCTTCGGGACGATCTGCTCGGCCTCGGCTGCGCAAACGGCTTCGTCAGCCATCTTCACTTCTTTGGGCAGCGGAAAGATCAGGCCGAAGCGATCGGCGAACGCTTTCTCCCAGCTATCTTCCAGCGGCTTGATGACCGGGTGAATGCGCGGGTCGTGCTTGAGCGGGCGGATCATGTCGCCGGTCACGTATTCGGGACCGTCGTGCAGCAGCGCTTCCAGCTCCAGGTCAGGACGCTTGAGAACGTCGCGGATATAGCGGGCGCAGTAAACGGAATGTTCCGCAACCGAGTAGCTGATCCGCGTCTTGAAACGCTTGTGCTGGGTGGCGCCATTCCAGCGATTGTTCGTCGCCAAGTGGTGCGCAACCACGTTGATGTTGATCTCCTCTCCACGCGGGTCGAACGGGTAAATCTTCCGGCCGTTCGCGGAGTGCATATACTGACCGCGCACCGGCTGACCGTTAGTGAGGGCGGGAGCCGGCGTCGGGGTCATGATGTTGGTGTGGTGATGAACGATTGTCATGAACAACCTTTTCAGGTGTGAGTAAGTAAGTTCTTACTGATTTTATAGCGCGCAATGCGACGGAGAACATCACATTGCGCACGGGTTATTCGAGTGGGATCAGCCGTTCGGCTTCAAGCCACGAGCGTCGAACAGCTTCTTGAGGGTCTTGCGGCAAATATGCAGCTCAGCCTCGATCTGACGGTTCGACTTGCCTTCGGCGTGCAGCACCAGGGCGAGGGTATGCTTTTCGGGCAGTTCCTTCTCGGCCTTGGCCTTTTCGACGACCTTCTTCGACTTCTCGACCTTCTCAGGCGTCGGCTTGGCAGTTCCCTTGCCGATCTTTGACTCAGGGGAGCTCACAGGCTCGCTCGGAGCAGTCATTGCAGCGCTGATAGCGGCCGAGAGATCGCCGCTCGCAGCGGCCTTCTGAACGGCCTTGCTCGGCTTCTTCTGACGCGACAGTTCGACCTCATCCACGCGCTTGCGCAGATCGCGGATCGACACGTCGACCTTCTCCTCGATCACCTCGGGGCGATCATCGAGCGCCTTGGCAACGCCGGAGGTTCCGACATCGGCACGCGCCATCTTCTTCGCACCTTCGACCGGCGTGACGGTGACGTTTCCACCGTAGGCCGAGCCGATGTTGACGATCTCAAGGATCGACGTGTGATTGCCCTTGATCACGTCCGCGAGCAGCTTGGATGCCTTCTCGTGTCCGGTCATCGGCTTGTTGCTGCGCAGCGTCGGGTGAACGTCAGCCGGCAGGACCGCGACGATGTGATAGCCCTTGGCGCGCATCTTGTTCGGCTCGCCGGGCGGCACAGCGATCACGTCTTCCGGCGCGACCTTGACCAGGGTGATGATATCGCCACTGAAGCCGGAGAGGTAGCCGCGCCGTGCGATATGCAAGCCCGTCGAGCATTCGTTGCGCCGGTTCGGGTCGACCAGCTTCTCGTCCATCTGCACGAAGGAGCCGAGCTTCTGCGTCACCTTGCGCGAATGGCAATCGACGAAGCCGTTGGACGTGGACTGCAGCACCTTGTAGGCGACGATCGAGCCGTCATCCGCGATCGGCAGGTCGCCCTTGCTCATGAAGTTGAGCAGCTCCTTGATAGTATGCGAGCGGCTGTCGATCACAGAGGCGATGCGCTCCATGAACTTCTGGAAGCCTGCGGCGTCCTCGCCGTGATTGATCGCATCCATGTAGGGCGTCAGCGCCTCGACACCAGGGATGACCTTGTTGTTGACGACGGCGTGCAGTTCTTCCGGCTCATATTCGACAGCCGGACCCTTGTCCTGCGGAACGTAGCGCGACGACACCGACGGCTTCGTCAGCTCCATGACCGGCGTGGGAGCCGGCGTCGGCTTGACGCTGCCCAGAACGACAGTCGTGGTCTTGGGCTCCGGCTCGCTCGGCGTGCCGCCCAGCAATGCCTTGAGCTGGGAGAAGCGGCCGCGCACGAACCTCACGACGCCGTTGGTCTTCTCCTCGATAGTCTTCTCGATGGAGAAGGTCGCGAGGTCGATTTCCATGTGCTCGCCGCGCTTGAGAGCTTCGACCGTCTGATCGAGGATCTCCTTCGTGCGCTTGGTGTCCTTCTTGAGGTTTAGTTCCTCCCCGTTGTCGAGGAAGAGGGTAACGCCGGAATTAGATGCGATGGCGCTGAGGATCTTTACCTTGCTCATGCTGCCTCCTTGAGGGCGGTGGTGTTGGTGTTGGCTGCGGACTTCTTGGCGGACTTCTGCTTGGCGCGGCGCTGCAGGAACTTGATCGTTTCGATCAGATCGTCGGTGAACTGATCGCCCCACTCGGACACCCGCTCATTGAGGAACCAGGCGCCGCAGATCGGATTGAGGTAGCGGAAGTGATCCTCGGCCTTGGAGATGCTCAGCGGCTTGAAGGTCTTGCCGCACGCCTTCTTGAGGCCGTCCTTAGCCTGGGTGACGATGGTCTTGGTCTCGTCCGACATGGACTCAGCGCTGGAGAGGAAGTCCCAGATCAGCTTTGCTTCCTGATGCAGCTCGCCGGGATTTGCCCGGTCGGGGAACAGGAGCTTGGCAATCCGGGGTTCCTTCTTAGCCAGCTTGAGCGCAGCCTCGACGGTCGAGGCGTGATAGGCGCTGCTACCATCGCGGATGAAACGGTCGTGCCGGATGGTCTCGCCGTAGACGACCTCGCGCTTCTTGGTGAGTTCGACCAGGCGGGCAGCCAAGACCTCGTGCAGGTTGCGGCAGCCGGCCTTCTTGAGCTTCTCCTCCTGGCCCTTCGTCGTGATGAGCGCGGTCTTCGGATAGAGCTTCATGATCTGGGCGCGGTATGCCTCGTTGAACGGCATCCGGGCGATCTCGTCGCGCTGCCAGGTCATCATGTAGAAGGACGGATCCTCGCAGGACGCCGGATGGTCACGGTCGCGGCTCTTGTCGCTGATGTCTTCCAGGATGAAATACTTGTCGGCGCTGGTCTTGCGCACGGCAGGCTTGCGATTTGCCTTGGCCTCCTCGTAATCGAACAGCTCCAAGCTGATCTTGAAGTGGCCGCACAGTTCCTGCAGACGCTTGAGGTTCTTCTCGGTCCACTGGCGCATGACCATGCCGGGCACGTAGGTATTCTTGTCGTGGCCGTAGAACTCGCGACCCTTGAGCGCGAGCATCGGGCGCAAGTCGCGCATGTTGCGGGCAACGCACAGCACCGGATAGACGTGCCCCGAGCGTTCGTATTCGCCGATCCGCTTGGTCTTCGGTCCCGGATAGTCGTGGCGATGCCTGTAAATGTCGAACAGCATCAGCTCCTTGAGCAGGCCCATCTTCGACGCGATGCGCAGTGCCGCCGTAGAGGTGCGCTTGAAGTGCAGCTCCTTCGCATTGCCGAAGTTCTGCGGAGCGCGCCGGTAGAACCGGCGATCGTCGCGGAACATCTTCTGGGCGATCTTGTAGAGCTTGCGGCGCGTGTCGATGCCGATCCAAACGTGGTGATGACCGTGCGTGGAGACCGCGTGGTCGGCGATCATATCGGGCGTCGACAGGATTCCTGCCGGGTAGTCGCTGCGCGGGCTGATATAGTCGTCCAACTGCAGACGGCTGCGGCTCTCAACGATCGAGGTGAGCAACCGCATGGTAGCGGGATCCAGCGCCCGCGTGATCGTCTTGATCGCCTTGTTGAGCAGGCGGTTCAACGTCTCGTCGGTGAGCGGCGAGAACGACAGCGCTTCACGCGACGGCGTGACGCCGATCGAGTTCGGAGGCGGGATCAGCACCAGGATCGAGTTCGTGCCACAAAGATTGATCGCCTCGACGGCGAGCCGGGTCATGGCGTCGTCAGTGTTGGTCAGCGGATACATGACCGTGCCGTAGAGGACGTAGACGCGGCCTTCGTTGAGCCCGATGTTCGGGATGACGCCGAACTCGTGCTTACGGGCCTCGGTGAAGTCGAAGCGCTCAAGCGGCACGCCGTTCAAGGTAGCAAGCATTCCGCCCTGCTTGACGACAGCGCGAATGTGGTTTTCGAACTCGTAGCGGTCCTTGGGCTGCTGGATCGGGATCGTGACCGTCAGACCGGTTTCGGTCGAAGCGGTGCGGAACATCTCGCGCATTTCCGGCTTGCCGTCGGTCGCGACACCACCACGGGAGATCGCATGGACGGTCTTGAGGCCGTCGTGCTGGTTGACGATGGTGAAGTGGTCCGTCACGGCGAAAGGCGCCTTGGATCCGAGGCCGAAGCCGCCCGTCTGGTTCTCGTCCTTGACCTTGGTGGACTTGCCGTAGATGCAATAGATCGGGTGCAGCAGCTCCAGCGGAATGCCAGGCCCGAAGTCGCGGATCTTGATCTCGGTTTCAGTGACCGTGATTTCGACCGGAACGTCGGTCTTGCCGACCATAATGTGTGCATCCCAGGCGTTGCAGATGGTCTCTCGCATCGCCGCGCGCTTCTTGTCGCGGTAAATCTTGTCGGAGAGGAGGGCATAGAGCTCAGCGGAGTCGTCCATGCCGAAGGCTTTGGCCTCGCCACCGCCGATGACGGCATGTGTGTCGAGTTCTGCGATCGTTGAAACCTGCATTGTCGTCGTCTCTCCTATGTAATTGCTTACTTATCTCGTTATAGCGAATGACGCGTTGGAGTGCGTCAGGTGACGAGTGGATAATCTGGTTGGGGATTAGAGGAGTCGAACCTCAACCTTGTCTGACTCGTCAGCCAGTTGCTCTGCCCTGAGCTAATCCCCAACATGGACACGATTTGACGAAGGGTGCCTCTTAGTTCCGGGATCGAACCGGCACACCCGTTTGTAACTGGCCTCGGACGGAGCAGGGAGCGCTGCTGTGGTCGCGATTGCTCTCGTCTAACCGCGCCGCCGAAGATGCACCAGCGTCCGATTATGCCTCGTCAATTCGAGGATTATTCCCCTAAGCCGGCCTTGTCGGCACTTGCGTAACTCCAACCCGTAAAGGTCTTGCGGAGAATGCGGGGATGCCTGGGCTAAATCTACCTCCCAGGCTGAATCGGAGCACCCTTCGTCAAAAAGATGGCCGGGAGGCAAGGAGTCGAACCTCGACCGCTGCCCTCCATAGGCAGTGCTCTGCCCTAAGCTACCTCCCGGTATTTATGGTGGTGATGAGCTCCTATACCCCTCTGGCCGACTGCCAGTGATATCCGCGGTGTCAATCGCGGCCAGGGCTCCTAAGAGCTCATCACCGAAACGTTTCCCCGTTCATCCGGCCTATCAGATGGCTACTTTCGCAGCGTCCACGATCTACCCAGCGCTAGACTCAGGCGGTGGCGGGGCTTGCCTTGCGGAGCGGTGTTCAGACTCCACAAGTTCGGCGCACTTCGTTGCCCATTCGGGCGAAACTGGAGATCCGGGTCGGATTCGAACCGACGAGTCCAAGAAAGGAACGGGATTTGCAGTCCCGCGCGTTCGACCACTTCGCTACCGGATCGGATGGGCTGGGACGCCAGCGACTAGGCACTGGTCTGGACCGCGGCTCCACCCTACTACCTGGGACGCTAACGCGCGCCAGGCCGTCCCAACTCGTTGAATTAACGTCCCTGGGAGTAGAAAGGACGAAACACCTCCCAGGGACTCGCCGGGTCGCTACTCCGGTGAACAGGCGATAGGCGTGGGTTATGACGCCTCGTTTTAAGTCGCCGCTTGCGCGGCTTGATTAGCATCGGGAGCGTGGAGTCGAACCACGACCGCGGATTTCAAGCCCGCCGCACTGCCCTGTGCTACTCCCGCATATCGACCCTAATCAGTTCTCGCTCTGCTGATTACCCGATGCGTTCGGGACCGTCTGGGCAAAGGTGGAGCCCGATGCTGTCGAGGCGGCTTCAATGATCGGCCACACACCGGGCTCCTAGACGCCAACCCGACGGCTGTCGGCGTCTATTCGTCAACCCTTACAGGCCGAAGCGAACTTCGCGGCCGCGAGGAACGATACCGCCCTGGTGAAAACGACCACCGCGGCCGGCGATCGCAGCAGCGAGAACGGAAGCGATGCCGGCAGCAGCAGCGAAGGCGTTCTCACCACCGACGTTGTAAGCTTCGTGGCCGCGCTTCAGCAGCGCCTTGAGATCGTCGTGATCGAGGTCTTCGTCATCGGCGATCGCAGCGAGGTCTTCGCGAAGGCCCTTCAGGAGCTTCTTCTGCGCCTTCACGGCCTTGTAGCGCTTGTCGATGTCGGCCTGCATGTTCAGGACTTCGCCGATAAGATGGCGCTTTTCGGCGACACGCTCGGCTTCGACGCGTTCGGCTTCGATGCGCGCGGCTTCTGCGGCAGCTTCTTCGCGTTCCTGCTTGATCGAGTTGAGCGTCGGGTCGATCTTGACGACGGTTGCGACAGCGGTATCAGCGGCCTGATTTTCGTAGGTCATGGGTAGTTCCTTTCGGTTGCGGATCAGATCAAATTCAGCGTCAAGCACCCGACAAAGATGATGGAGGCAGCGCAGACGAGGTGTGCGAAACTAATGCTCATCTGCGCTGTCTTTCGTTCGTTGTCAGTATGTGCTTACTTACATTTCTACTTATAGCGATGCGCTCATCGGAGCGCATCAGGTTGTGAGCGGAAAGTCGTTGCAAAGATAGAAAACAATAATATCGTAGACCGCATTCAGTAATTTTCGGGGGAAATCATGGGCTGGATTAACGAGCGCTACTGCCGGTCAGGGAGCCCCCTGCCGCATCTCTTGATAGAGGATGTTGATCACTCCCAAGGTTGCAATAATGGTGGGCTTGAATATTTTTCGCGAAACGGATCATCGTGGCCGTATACAGTCGCCCACGGTATCGTTGATGTAACTGATGTTTCGACAAAATATTACAAGACAACTATTGTTGGTGAGAGGGAGCGAAAAGTCATCTCTTGCACGAAGAACTCACAGGGGAATCTTGTTAATATTCGGCGGATTTGGGCTTACGGCGATACCAACTACGTTCCAGCAAACTACGACAATCCTTGGGATGTGATGCTCATCCAGCTTCATCGAAATTCAACCTATCGGAATCTGTATAATCTTCACGCTCGCCAAATTTTGGTTGAGATCAGAAAGCCCAACGGCCGATACGAAAACCGGGTGCTTGGTCCGAAGTCGCGTTGGGGCGAGTCAATCCCATTTCCGCCCGGCTGGGAAATAACCCACGCGGAATGGGGCGCGCCGGGAACCTGACGCGCCCTGCCTTAGTGGATGTGAGCGGACGAGGACCGCTCACGCGAAATGTCGTCCATCCGCCTTACGATCGTGTCGTGGAGCGCCTCATGGCGATCCTCAAGATCCTGGGAGCGGATGATCGTGTAGTTGATCCGGCCGTAGAGCCTAGACATACACCCCTGCATTATAAGCTGGGTGTGGGTCTGATAGGCCCGATTGTCGGCCGGACGGCTTTCCTTGATCTCGTAATGGTCGAGCTGGCCGAGGATGAAGATATAGTCGTAGAGCTTTGCCGTGGTTTCCAGGCAAAGATCCACATACTCCTCGGCAGCGACGATCTCCTCGGGGGTGGCGCGCATATGCGAGTGCATATCGAACTCACCCATGAGGTATGCGACCATATCGATCGGCGTGCGGTCCACGATTAACGGACGATCTGCCTTCGTGACCATTTCCACATGGTCATTGAGCAAGTGCATCTGCAGTTCGAGGCGCGAACGAATGGACATCGGGGCTACGGGATCAAACCCATGCTTCTTGCCGCATTCGGTGATGGACGTGGGCATGTAAGTGATGCCCAGGTCTTCTGCCACCCGCTTTGCGAGGGTGGTCTTACCAGTGCCGGACGCGCCGGAGATGCCAAACAGCATATTACTTGCCCGTCGAGCCGAAGCCGTTTGCGCCGCGGGCCGTGTCGTCGAGGGACTCGGCGACGGTGAACTCGGCACGAATGACAGGCGCGATCACCATCTGCGCGATACGGTCGCCGGTCTTGATCGCAAAGTCTTCCTTGCCCGTGTTGAGCAGAATTACCTTCACCTCGCCGCGATAATCGCTGTCGATCGTGCCCGGTGCGTTGACCACAGTAATGCCGTTCTTCGCAGCCAGACCGGAACGCGGGCGAACCTGGGCTTCCGTGCCAGTGCTCAGTTCGATGGCGATGCCGGTCGGAACGATGGCGCGCTCGCCAGGAGGGATTACCAATTCGCCATCGACGACCGCGTAAAGATCCGCGCCGGCCGCTTCATTCGAGCCGTAGGTCGGAACCTTGGCCTTGTCGTTCAAAAGCTGGACGCGAACGCCCGTGGTTTCGTAAAGTGATGCACCCATTTGGTTCTCCTTTATGCAACGCCGAGGGCGGATGCGACAGCCCTGGCTAGATGTTCTTCGCACGCCTTGACCGCAGCTTCTTCTGCGGCCCTGCGAGAGGGGTAGGGACTAGACCAGGGCGCACTTTCGTCGCCGGCCGGGTGACGGAAGCACCAGCCGCCCTGGCGCTCTGCCACGTCGAAGCTCATGGTGATGGTGCTCATGCCGCGTCCTTCACGTATTCGCCGGCAAGCGTCTTGCGGAACTGGATCCAACCAGGTCCAAAATTGCCGCCCAGGTCCGGGTTCTCGAAGATCATCTTACCATTGCCCAGGTAGAGCTTTGATCCGCGGTCGGGGGTTGCCTGGTGTTCGGTCGGCGAGGCGTGCAGCGGTGATGATCCGACAAGCAGATCATACCGTTCCAGTTCGCGCTCGATCGAGGCATCGCCATCGAACGGAGCGTAGGAGATGCGGGCCGAACGAGCGACCGACAGCTTCTGCAGGACATCGAGGCTGTGGAACTTCTTCTCCTGGCGCGTGACGTAAGGCAGATGCCAATCGCCATGCAGGAGGGTCTGGTATTGCGCACCAGCCAGAGCCTCGCGCACCATAATCGCGAGGTCATGGAAGTGCGGCTCAGCATCGTCGTGATCGCGCAGATGCAGGAAGTTCGCCCACGAGGTCGAGGTGATCAACGTGTGCTTCCAGGTGAAGGGCGCAATCAGACGGTTGGCGACCTGCTTATGATATCCGGCCTCGCCAAACGCTTCTGCGAAGCCTGCGGCCGTCCTCGCCGCGTGGCGCCAAGCTTCCTCGCGATCAAGGTCGTTACATTCCAGCTCCATCGGAATGAAGTCGGTCGGAATGCGGGTATTACATTCTTCTAAAGCCTGCATGCCGCGCTGGTTCTTGCCCCAATGCCACGGCACGAACGGATCGTTGCGAACTTCTTCGACCATCGTCTTGATCGGAACCGCGCGCATCGAACGGGCGTTGCGCGAGAAGACCCGGTGCGTCATCACTTCGCCGTGGATGATATCCGGATAGTGCAGGTGCATCGTGATCAGCGGCAGAGCCGTGGTGTCGGCCGGGCGAGACGCAAGGACGATCTTTGCGAACATTCGATCAAGACCCGACATTGATCTGTGCCTCCAATTCAGCGATCCGACGGCGCTGGGCGCGGTTTTCTTCAAGCTGCTGGTTGTTATGGTTGAGAAGCTCGGCCACGCGCTTATTGTGCGCCTCGACCAGAGTTTCGTCGGTGATTTCCACGACGGTCGTCTCATTGATGACGATCGTGGTCGGCTGGCGCCGGAACAGGCCAAACATGGCTTCTCCTTCTATTAGAACTTTGCGAAATTCTCGGGCTGGTCCGATGCTTCGAGCGGATCGGGTTCGATGAAGACCTTGATCTTCACGCGGCTTGCGGCCTCGCCGATCGACTTTTCGAGCGCCACCTTGACGCCCTTCTCGGTCGCATCGAGAACCAGTTTCGGATAGTTGGTCCGGCTGCCATGCTTGTCGGCGAGGCGCTGGGCCAGGTTCTCCAGGAACTGATCGTCCTTGAGGAGCTGGTTGATGCGCTCGTCGGCGCGGGCGCGGACCTGGTAGCTCACGTCCTTCGAGCCACCGATACCGTGCTCGTTGGCAAGAATGTTCTGGATCTGACCGGTCAGGAACCACTTGAGCGCGGCCTTGTCGTCCTGATGCAGCTTGTCGAAGAAAGCCTTTCCGCGCTTTTCGAGTTCGTCCGGAGTCATATCTTCCTCTTGAGTAAGTGCTTACTTAACTTATAGCGTGAACGAATTGGAACTGCGCATTTTGTTCTCGGCGGCAGTGTTTTTTTATTAGTGCTACGTCTTGTAAGACTCGCCAGTCATACCTATTGTAAGACTCGTTGGTTCCTATGGTTTACGTTTGATTGGATTGATTATGTTTGGTGCCACGGACTTGGAAATGGAGATCCTGCGGCTTTTGACTAGCGGACGCCGCCTCTATGGACTTGAGATGGTAAAGGAGTCGGAGAAATTGAAACGGGGAACGATCTACGTCTACCTCGGCAGGATGGAAGACAAAGAGTGGATTAAATCGGAAGCCGAGAAGGAAGCTTCGGTTCCGGGACTGCCGCGCAGGCGCTATTGGATCACTGGTAAGGGCCAGCGGGTCTTCGACCGCGCCAATGAAATGCGGAGGCAGTATGACGCGTTTGGTGAAGGATACGCGGTATGAGTGACGACAATAAAAAAGAGAGATCATGTTACGATGTCATTTTTCACCGCGAGGGAATTCCTTCCTACATTCAGGTGAAAACCTACGGAAAAGGCACAAAGAAAATTAGCCCTGCGAACGAGTGGAATCTCCAAACTCAAGAGCATTTTCTTGCGATCACGCGGGCTATTCGAGAGACTCATGTTAATCAAGTCAACATGTTAGTCTCGTTTGAGGACAATCAGGCCAAATCCAAGGCCGTATACATCGAGACCGAGCTTCTCCAAGCTGAAAAAATATTGGACAGTTGGAAGATTGAACCAGAAGTGCCCTTGGCGGCACCCGTCATCGAACGGCCACCTGGGCACCGCGTCATAGTGATACTTCAGACGGTTCTGCCAAAATCCGTCTTCGAACGGGTGTATGGCCAGATGGTAGCCGATTCGCGCGAAGAGTATTACGAAGCCCTTCAGCAAGGCGACTGCGAGGAGGCGAAAAAGATCAAGTGGCAACTCAATTACCACCTGATCATGTCCGTTGTGGAATACTTTGCGAGCCTGCCGGCCCACTTGCTGACAAAACCTTTGAAGATGTTCGACAAAGGCGAATAAGGTGGGGCCGAAGCCCCACCTTTCTAAAATTCAAGATATTCGACAAGCTGGTCATACCCACCAATAAGCACCCCATCGTGGAAGACCTGCGGAAAGGTCGTGTAACCGGCGTCCTTAAACCGCTGGACCTTCTCCGGCGTGTCGTGGTCGGTTACGGTGAAGTGCTCCTTGTTGCTCTTGAGAAGAGCCTTCGCGCGGACGCAGTAGTTGCAGCCCGGCCTCGTCATGATGTGATATGCCATCTTACGCCTCGCACGCTACGCACGAAGCGTTGGCACGGGCCAGCTCCTGTGCCTTGTTCATTCCCTTGCGGTAGTAGAGAGACTTTGAGCCGCCCTTCCATGCCGCGACGATGATGTCGATGTCGTCCTTCATGGTGGCTTCCGGCGGAAGCTGAACGTTGAAGGAGATGCCCTGGTCGACGAACGGCGTGCGGTCATTGTTCTGACGCACGAGCTCCATCTGGTCGATATCGACCCACGGCTTGTAGGTGTCCTTCTGGCGCTGGGTCAGGAAGTCCAGATGCTCGACACGGCCGCCTGCAGCCAGAATGGACTGCCAGACCGAGGTCGTGTTCATGCCCAGCCGGTCGAGCAGCTTGACGAACTGCGGATTGTAGTTGGTGAACACACCCTTCGCGTTGTCGTTTTCGAAGACGACAGCTTCCCACGGCTCAATCGACTGCGAGACCTGGCCGCAGATGATCGAGGACGAGGTAGTCGGGGCGATCGCGTTGACCGTTAGGTTGCGATAACCAGTGCCCTTGAGACCTTCAGGCTCGCCCAGGATGATCGCCAGGTCGCGGGATGCGGCGTGGGACTCGTCATGGAGATACTTGTGGATCTCGATGTTGAGGTCGCGGGCTTCCTGCGTCTCGATCGGGATTTCACGCGACTGCAGGTAGGAGTGCCAGCCGAGCGTTCCGAGACCAAGCGCGCGCCAGCGAACGGCAAAGCGATGGGCGTCGGCGAGCAGCCGCTTTCCTTCGGTCTTGCGGATGTATTCCGACATGACCGCGTCCAGGAAGAAGATCATCTCCTTGACGAAGGTCGTGCCCTTCCATTCCTCGTAGTAGAGGACGTTGACCGAGGACAGGTCGCAGACGAAGCTTTCGTCCGGCCCGGACGGCAGCATGATCTCGGTGCAGAGGTTCGAAGCGTAGATCAGCAGACCGAGCCGCTTGAGGACTTCCGGCCGGGCATTGTTGGCGTTGTCGCGGAACAGGATATAGGGGAAGCCGGTCTCGCGCCGCTTGTTGCGGATCTTCGCCATCATCCGGCGCTTCGGACCACCCTTCGGCTCCGCAAGCATTTCATTCATCCAGTCGTCGCCAATGGTGACGCCGAAGGACAGATGCTGGATCGGATGATGAACGCCTTCGGTCGTGGAACGCATCTGCATCCAGCGATCGGCGTCCTGGTGCTCGATCGGCAGCCAGATGGCAGCATTACCGCGCCGGGTGTTGCCCTGCGAAACGACAGTCACCTGCTCCTGTGTCAGGCGGGCGAAATGGACCGGGCCTTCGGACGTGCCACCGCCCGAGATAGGCGACCCGAACGGGCGCAGCGCGCCCATATAGAGCGAGGTGCCGGCACCTTCCTTAGTCATCGCACCGATTTCGGCGTTCTTGAACAGGATGGAGTCCATGTCGTCGTCAACGAAGGAACCGTTGCACGAGATGGGCAGACCGCGGTTGGTGCCGAAGTTCGACCAGATCGGCGAGGCGGGCGATACCCAGCCGCGCTTCATGCCGTAGCGAACCATCGGCAATTCCATGCCGAGCTCCTTCTCGGCAGCATCAACAAGCGCGTTCGCACGCTTGATGGCCTCATCCTTGAGGTCTTCCTTCGCAATGCCTTCCCGCAGATATCCGCGAGAGAGGGTCTTCAACGAGATATCGTTGAAATGTTCCCAATCAGGGCGCATTCACGTTTCCTTTCGATTTAGAAATTGTCGTCGTCGGCCTGATCCGCCTTCTGGTAGGCGGTCGGCTCGGAGTGGAAAAAGTCGACCTTGGCGGGCGCGAGCAGCCCTTCGGTCATCCAGAAGGTCTCGGCGCGCTCAGCCTCGGAGACCTCGAACATCGGCGTGTAGCCAATGCCTTCGAGCGACTCGTTGAGGCGCTGAGCGACGTAGGTCTTAAGGATCGAGGCGTTGAGCTTGGGCTGGTCGTAGTCGCCGAGCATCCAGTCGATCAGAGCGGCTTCAGCCTTGTAGGCTTCCTGGCACTCTTCCTTGATGCGGGCTTCCAGCTCGGCGTCGAACAGGTCCGGATATTCCACGCGCAGCGTATTGATGATCTTCATGCCGGCCTGGGCATGGAGCATCTCCTCGTTGCGGGTGTATTTCACCTGCTGGGCGGCGTCCTTGAAGCGGTTCTCGAAGCGGTTGAACCAGAGGACGATGTAGAACTGCGAGAAAAGGCTCACATTCTCCACGAACAGCGTGAACAGGATCAGGCTGTAGATGAACTGCTTCTTGTCGTCGTTGGCGAATGCCTTGTCCTTGTGCTTGGACAGGTAGCCGACACGGCCGGCGATTGCCGGCACGTTCATGTTTTCCTTAAACACGCCCTGCAGACCGAGCTTCTTGAGGAGCTTCTCATAGGCGTTATTATGGATGACCTCGATGTAGCCCATCGTGATCCCGAGATCGGAGATAGAAGGATGAGGCAGAATGCGACCGAGTAGCGGCCAGAATTCCTTCACCTGAATTTCGATCTGGGCGATCGCAGCGAGGCAGCGCTTGATGATTTCGCGCTCCTGGTCGGTCAGGCGGAGCTCGTAGTCGGTCACATCGCTGTCGAAGGTGAACTTCTTGGCGGTCCAGAAGCCGTCCTGCATGGCTTCGATGAAGTCCTGAGCCCAAGGATAGAGGTCGGGGAGACGTTCGACCTGGCGTTCGAAAAGCATGGTTATTCTCGTCGGTTGGGAATGGTTGAACCCGACGCTAGGTCGGGCTCACATCATAAGTAAGTAAGCCCTTACTTACTAGACTTGACAAATAAAAAGGTGGTCTCAGGCTGCCTGCGGGACCGACCGGAGAATGGCAAGCGTCTGCTGGAAGGAAGGCGTCCTGATGCCCGCTTCCATGATCGCAACCGCGTCAGCCAGGTGCTCGTTCTTCTTGACCGGAACCATGATGCCGCCCCGCTTCGTCAGGAGCCACGGTGCCTTCGGATACTTGCCGAACGCCCATTCGATCATTTCATCCTTGGATGCGGTCTTCGTGCCGACGGCGCCAAGCTTGGTTTCCGCAGGGGATACCTCGATACCCGGAATGGGGATGCCGGCATAGGTGCCGATCACGATACCGAAGCCGAGAACGGCGTTATAGTCCTGGCCGCCCGACGGCACTTCGTAGAAGACGGTCGTAACGCCCTTGAGGGCTGCGTGAACGCCAATGCGTAGCTCGGTTGCACGGGCCAGATTGTCGGACGACGCGCGAATATTCTTGACCTTCGACTTCTCCGTCTCAACCAAGGTCAGATCCTTGACTTCAAGGGCGAGCGTGTCGAGGTCGAGCCAGGCAGTCGCAATGCCGAAGTTGCGCAGAGAGCCGTCGAGGCCCGCGATGAGAATCTTGCCCATTAAAAGGCTCCATAATTCGGATTGAAGTTGTTGATCCGGGTTTTCAGATCGGCAATCTCTTGTTCAATGTCGGTCAGGTCAGGTGCGGGAGGAGGAGGCGGCAAGGCGGCAAGCTTAGCCTGCAGGTCAAAGAGCTGGTTCTGGAGCCGGGCAATATCAGGGTTACTAGTCGGATATCGATTGCGCTGAACGACATCAGCGACAACATTCGGGTCCAGGGCCGAGCGCGCCTGCAGCGCCACGATCATGTTCCCGAGAAACGAGACCTCGTGCGGCTCAAGTTCATAGGAGATCGTGCCATCGGTGGCATAGACGCTCCGCATCAGAATGCCCCGAACAGCTCGTTATTCTGCAGAGCCATTTCCGTCTGCTTCTTCTCAAGCTCGGCTTCGTTCGCCTTGGCGTTGAGGCGCTCGGCGACGACGGAGTTGACGATGGTGTTGAAGTTCTCGCCTTCGACGCCGAAATGCTTGGCAACAGCCGCACCAATCAGCGGAAAGGTGAAGTCGACCTCCTTCGGGTTAAGCTCGGCCCACTTGTATTCCTGGGCGTCTTCCGGCGTCATGCCAAGGATGAGCTTGCCCTGGGTGCCGACATAGGCGTATTCGACGGCGAACAGCCAGCCGGCCATCAGGGTCTTCTTCTTGAAATTCCCGGCTGCGTATTTCACCGTCGCCATCGGGGTTCCATCGACCTCGAAGAACTCACCCTTGAGAGCGGCAACAATCTCGTTGCCGACCTGTTCGAGGATCTTCTTGGTTTCGGGATGCTGATCGGCCTTGACCTTCGGCATCGCTTTCTCCTTCTAAGTAAGTGCTTACTTAATATATAGCGCTTTCTTCTGGGGAACGCACAAAATATTGTGTTGGCTACATCGATGCGCCCGCTGCATCCTCGGCAGCGCTATCGAGCCTGTCCGTTACGTTTTCGCCAAGAGCCGCACGAAGGTCGTCGAACGCCTTCTGCTTCTTGGCGTCATACTCCTGCCAGGACCAATCCGAAGCGAAGCGCTCAGCGCCCGGCGCTTCCTTTCCGTCGGGTGTATCCCAGCAATCCTTCTCGGGCTCACCATTAACGGACTCGACGTAGGCGATCGCTGCCTTCTTGATTGCCCGAAGCTGCGCGAACTCGGTCTCGACTGCGTTACTCACGCGCTGGAAGGTCGAACGCGGCGCCGGAGAGCGCAGGTATTCTTCACAACGTTCGACTTCCGAGGGCCGCAAGAGGTGCGGCGACTTTCCACGCGACGCCGCCCAGGCGAACCTCAGCAGTTCAATCAGATCGCCAGGGTAGGGCGGTTCAAATACGATTTCTTCGGTCATCCCATTTCTCCGATCTTCACGCCGAGCCAGACGGCTCCGCAGACTGCGCCGATGAGCCAGATCGCAATTCCGACGACCGGGACCAGGACGAAGGCTTCAAGCCCACCCTTGCGATTGAAGAACAACGTGAGCAGTCCGCCGATATAGCCAGCCAGAAAGACGCACACGATGTAGATTGCGGCTGCGCCGGTGAGTTCGAGCGGGGTCATGCTGCAAGCTCCGTGACGCGAGTGGTCTTGTTGGCGAGCTTCTCGACCAGGAGCACCTGCTTGATATGGTCGCGCAGCTCGTTATGGGAGACCACGAAGACCGACCCACGTTCGCGTGCCTTTTCCTCCAGAATCTGCATGAGCCGTTCCAGGCCGGACGCATCGAGCGCGTCATCGATTTCGTCGCCGATGAAAAGGTCAATCGGCTTGGTCGCGCGGGTCGCCACAAGATCCTGCAGCGCGAGAGCTGTCGAGATCCTGACCTTGCGCTTTTCACCACCGGACAGACCCTTGAAGCTTTCACCGCCCGTCGCGTTGGTCACGTCGATGGTGAACTTCTCCTTTAAATTGCCCTTGGCGTCAGGCGTCAGGGTGTTCCAGGTCGCCTCAATATTGCCGTCGGACAGGATCGCCAGGTATTTCGCCGTCTGCGAATTGAGGAACGGCGTCACGTCGTCAAGGATCGTGGCGCGTGCACCGGCAGGTCCGTAGACCTTGACGGCCTCGGTTTCGAGCGCGACTTCCGCTTCCTCATCCTTGATCTTCGAGGCAAGCTCGTTGGTCTTGGCCTCAGCGTCGGCTAGCTCCTTGGTCAGACGGATGACGGTTGCCGCGTGCGGGTTCGCTTCCGCCTGAATTGCGACCAAGCGATCACGCCAAGTCTTGGCCGTGTTCGCAAGACTGACCTGCTTACTCACCAGATCGTTGTAGGATGCAAGCTCACGTTCGAATGCAGAGCGCTGGGCAGCGACCGCGCTGATGTCAGTCATACCTGCTGCGAAAATGTCGCGAGCGGCCACAGCTTCGCTGTGAGCTTCTACCGCAGCCTCGTGATCAGCCTTCGCCTTCACGAGTTCCGCAGCCCTCTCATCGATACGAGCCTTCGCCGAATTGGTCGTGGCGCGCAGTTCATCTGCGGTCAGCGGGCGACCGCACTCCTTGCAGGGGCAGCCGAGCTGGTGCTGAATGCCGGCAAGTGCAGCTTCGGCCACCGAATGCTCGCGCGCAACCAAGTCGAACCTGTATGCGGTGTTGTTGACGGCCGTGTGAGCAGCGGCCACCTTGGCGTCATAGGTGCGTAATTCCGCCTGCTGCGTGCCCACGGCTGCGATCTTCGCATCGCAGTCGGCGATGGAAGCCTCGATCTTGCCCTTGTCGATCGCCTCGATCGATGCCTTGATCGTCTTGAGGTGCGGAATGATGGCCGCGATCTCATTCTTGGCCTCCGCCTCGCGGACCTTCATCTGGCCTTCCCAAGACCCAAGGGAACTCTTGGCGGAATGAAGCTGGGCACGGAGAAAGCCTTCCTGGCTACTTGCCGTCATGTGCTCGGCGTTCGCCGCTTCAAGCTTCTTCTGGGCGGCGAGAAGACCCTTGCGGGCGATCTCATGTGCGCCTTCGAGCAGGGATGCGCCGGAAGCTTCCTCGATCAGAACCTTCAAGTTCTTGTCGGTCATGCCGGGGAGGTCGGGCATCTGTTCCTGCCCGGCGTAGATCGACGCCGCAAAAACTTCGAGGCTGGATCCGATAACCTTGTTGGCCTCAATCTGCGTCAGAGCGTCCTTGCCCTTCGTCAGGTCGGTTTCCTTGAAGCCGTCGAACTGCTTTAATGTGAAGGTGTTCTTGCCGGTCTTGTGCTTACGATAGCGCGTGGCCGTATAGGTCATCGTGCCGTCGATCACGACGGAGCGGACGAAGCAGTCCTTCTTGGCATCGCGGTTGATCACGTCATCGCCGGAGACGCCGCGCGCGGTGGTGCCGAACCAGCACCAGCAAAGAGCATCGGGAATGGTCGACTTGCCGGCGCCATTGGAGTCAGCGGACGTGTCTGCCTGGTTGTCGCCCTGGATCAGGACGAGGCCGCGATCAGCCAGGTTCAGCTTGGCGTTGGTGATGGCGAGGAAGTGCTGGATTTCGAGTTCGGGAAACTTCACGGGTCGCTCCTCGTGGTCTGCACCGCAATCGGCACCTGCTTGGTGCAGTTTTTACCGCAACTCTCGGCGTGGAAGCCGGTCGTGGTGCCGGAGCAGTTGGAATAGTAGACGTATTCGCCGGCGTCCTTGAACCGATAGACCTTGCAGCCCTCGTATTCGAACATCTTGGAGACCGGCACGTTCGGATTGTCGCTCTGCCCCGTGGAGACGGGATCCTTGCCACATGCGGCGAGAAGGATCGCGGCGGAAAAGAGTGCGAGGATTTTCTTCACGAACGCGCTCCCGCATTGATCGCGGCTGCCAGATTGCCGGATGCAGCAGCGCTCTGCGCGGCCGCCTTCCCGCTCGGTGCGCTCGTTGTCGCCAACGGCTTATTCTTCCCGCTCGGGACGGCGCCGCGGAACTCGGTCTTGGCCTTCTTGGCGCCGTGCGAACGCTGAGCTTCGGTCATGTAGTAGGGCTCGATGCGCCAGTTACCGAACTTCTTGTAGCTCTGGGCCGTCGAAAGCGGCAGGGCGTGCAGCGTCTGCGGATAGTCCATCTCGTATTCGCCGGTCTTTCGACCCTTTTCATCGAACTTGGACACGACCTGCTTGGTCGTGAAATGCACCGTGTAGAGCTGGGTCATGATGTCGTTTCCTGTATCAAATCAATGCTTTGATATGTTTTGACATATCAGCGAATGGAGTTCGTCAGGCTTCTTCGAAGATCGAGCGGCTTTCATCCAGGATCGCCTGGCACCGCTTCTTGAGCTTCTCCTTGTCGATCGATGCCGGGATCGCCTTGGCCGTGTCGATGAAGTTCGCGACCGACTGGTCGATCGTCAGCCCCTTGGATGCAGCAGCCGACGGACGAGTGGCGACCGTGGTCTTCGGAACCTCGATCGAGACACCGAGAGCACCCCACTTGCGGAACTGGTCGCGGAGCTCGTTGATTTCGGCCTGGGTCATGGTCGGGCCGCGGAAGCGGACGTAATTGCCGCGGCACTCGATCTCCATGTCCGTCTCGTCGAGACCGGTCAGATCGGTGAACTTCGGTGCGCGGGTATCGTGGAACGACACCGCGTCGCTATCGGTATCGACCATCAAGAAGCCGGCACGAGTGCCAACATCGCCCCAATTGTGATGAGTGGTCGCGCCGATCGACACGACTGCGCCGTCTTCGAAGATGACGTGGTTATGGTAGTGGCCGGCATAAATGCGCTTGAAGCCAAACTTAGCCAAGTCGGCTGAGGTCAGACCGTGCGCCGGCATACCAGACAGAACACCGTCGATACCTGCATGGATAAAGACGTGCATATCTGCGTGGGCGGGATGCGCCGACAGGTCGCCCAGATCTTCGAGAAGATCCTTGAGTGCCGCGCGCCACGGCACGAAGCCGAACCACTGGCCTTCGACCTGGAAGGACGTGACCTGATTGTAGCAGCGGAACATGCCGCCCGCGATCGAGATCTGGGCAAGGTTCTCGATCTGCGAGGACAGCGCACGACTATCCTTCGACTTCAAATCGTGGTTGCCGGGAATCGCGTGAATATCGATTCCCATGTTGAGAATTTCTTCGACGGTCGCGCGCAGCGGGTTCAGCACTTCCGGATCAATCGATCCGCGCGTGTGGAAGATGTCACCGGCGATGAACATGCTCTTGCCGCCCTGCGCCTGCAGGGTCAGCGCCGCGCGCTGCAGCTCGGAGAGGATGAGCGACAGACGGGTGTTGATACCGTCCACTCCAGTCGAGGAGTAAACGGTCGAGCCATAGGCGTGAATGTCAGCGAGGACAGCGAAGTGCATTGCGATACCTTTCTAAGTAATTACTTACTTACTTATTCACTTATAGCGAAACGCGCGTGGGAGTGCGTCAGGTATAGAGCGGGACTTAAAAGGTCGTCTTGCCGGCAAGCTTGATGAAGTGCTTGTGGTTGACGTAGTGCTGCATGGCGCCGCCCCGCTTCTCGTAGTTGCGGAACGTGAACTTGGTCGGATCCATGCAGGTTTCGAGCGTCGTGATATAGATCATGCCGCCTCGTTCGCGCTCGATGACGCCAACGTATTTCACCTTTTTGAGCCGAAACTCCAGCAGGTGATCGTGATCAAAGGCCCATTCTTCCTTGTTGAGGGCCATTGCTGCGGAGATGTTTGGCTCTCCGCAGCAGAAAATTTCGCCACGCCAGCGCCGAGCCAGGTAGCAGAGATCGCCGTTAGACAACTCGTAAACCGCTCCAATAGTGCGGGAGCTGCGCTTCACGACCCATTTCACGTTCGCCTTCGAGAACCGGCGCTGCGGCGGGCGTGGAAACTTCCGTTTCGCTGCCATTCGGGAGGACTCCATTCCAATCGTAGATGCCCTGGGCGCCGCGGATCGGGATCGGATGCTCCAACGTCATCAGGTTCGCCAAGCGCCAGGCAAAGTTCCCGCGCTCCCAATGACCGTATGCCTTCTCCTCGTCAGACACTTCCTCCATGAACTCTTCCGTCATGAGGCAGCATTCTTCGATCATCACCGTGCCAAGTAGATAGCCGCAGGGCAGGGTGTCGAGAGGAGGCATTCCGGTCGTCGCATAGTAATGAGCGAACCGTTCGTCCTCGAAATAGGCGCGCTGCGCTGGCTTCAAACCCTTGGTGGAGGCAATACCGATAGTTTGACCAATGATGGAAGCCGGCGCAGGCCAGGTGCGTGTTTCAAAAGTCTTGAAGCCCTTCACCGCTAACGAGGCGAAGGGCTGCCAGATGGATATTACTTTCATGCTCTGCCCGACTTGCTGTTCGTGTTTACAGATCACTTATAGCAAGTCGGGCGAGGGAGTGCAGGGATTAGGCAGCTTCCTTCGTCTCTTCCGAGACGAGAGCTGCGAGTTCGACATCCGCAACAACAGGCGGCTTGTAGGCGGCCGGCAGCAGTGCGCGCAGCTTGGCAAAGCCAGTCGGACCTTCTGCTTCGATCTGACGAGCCAGATTCTCGCGGGCGATCTCCTTGCCTTCCCAAAAGACAAAGCCCTTCCGAACTTCCTTGCCATCCGGCTTGGTGGTCGGGAACAGCTTCTCTTCGTTCAGGAACTCGATCAGGCTGCGTTCTACGTCAAAGCGACCAGTGCCATCGGGCTGGAACATGAAGCGCCACTTGGCCTTGGCGAAGGGCCGAGCGACCTTGTTCTTTACGAACATGCCCGACACTTCCATACCGAGAACGTCACCGTTAGGGCCCTTGATCTGGGCGGCCGACAGCCACAGGCGCTGCGAGAAATAGAACTCAGGCGCGTCGCCGCCCGTAGTCTTGCGGGGATCACCGAACACGACGCCGATCTTCTTGCGCATCTGGTTCAAGAAGATGACCAGAACGTCATACTTTTCGGCAATCATCGCAATAGCCGGGAAGTGGGCTGACGTTGCACGAGCCAGCGCCGTGTTGTCGTTCATGTTGCGCTCAGCCGCCTCACGAGCATTGCCCTTGGCGTCCTGCAGGACCGACTGCGGAACCATAGCAGCCAGACTGTCGAAGACCCACACAATAGGAGCGTCCTTGGCGATCAACTTCTTATCGCGGATCAAGGCGACGGTCTTATGGAAGGTATCGACAGACTGTTCGAAGGTTTCCGGCTTCTTATAGATGAAGATGCCGGGCGTGGTATCGAGACCGATCTTTTTCGCGACCGACGACATAAACGAGCGCTCATGATCCATAAACGCTGCGATGCCGCCTGCCTTCTGCGCTGCGGTCATCAATGCAGTCGCGATTGCAGTCTTGCCGGACGACGGCGGACCGGCGATTTCGATCACGCGGCCGACAGGGCCACCGTTGTCCCAATTGGCGCTCGATGCGTTGTTGAGGGGCGGAAAGCCAGTATCGAGGAAGTGCTTAACGCTTGCCTCCGGGTCATTCGCGCCAATGACGCCAGCCAGCGCCTTCATGATATCTTCGGGCTTGCTCATGTTTTCTCCTTCGTAAAATCTAAGCGGCAAGCGCCTGACGAGGCGCTCGGAATGCAGGAAAGACGGAGATCCAGTCGTCGAAGTCCTTGAGGATCGACTTGAAAAGCAGGATCTCGCAGAACTGACGAAACTTGTCGGCGTCGGGCGTGCCTTTATCGACCTCAAGCGCCTGGGGCGCGGGACGCGCCGTGGTGCGCAGATCCACAAGATCGATGTTGCGGGAGAAGGTGATCGCCTTGTTCTCGTCTTCGACCAGGTTGCGATACTTCTTCGGCACGCCCTTAAGATCGATAGACTTGTCGAGGATCACGCCATTGGTGAAGTTGGCGACGGAGCCATACTGCTTGATGAACTCGATCGCGCCCTTCTCGCCGATGCCACCCACGCCGGCCACGTTGTCGCCCTGGTCGCCGCACAGCGCCTTAACCTCGACGAACTGACGCACGGTCTCGACACCGGTGAAATCCTGAAAGGTCTTCTGCGTGACGAGCCGGTCGTTGGCGAAATCCTTCCAGACGACACCAGGCCCGACGAGCTGAAGCCAGTCCTTGTCGCCTGTGAGCAGGATGATACGGCTGCCGGTCTTCGTGTAGCGGTCGGTCAGGATCGCCCCGAGGTCGTCAGCTTCCATGTTGAGCGACCAGACCTGGGGAATGCCGAGAAACCGGAGAGCCTTCTTGATATAGGGCACCTGCTTCTTGTAGGCGTCCTTCATCTCCTGCATCCGGATCTCGTTCTTCGTCTCCTTCCGGTCCCGGTTCTCCTTGTATTCGGCGAACATCAGCTTGCGCCAGGACACGCCGTCCCACAGAACGACCGGCTGGTAATCCTGAAAACTTGCAACGTGCGACCGGACCCCCTTCAACAGATGATAGATCGCCTGGACCTGGGTCTCTCCGATCGAGAGCGGCTTGGAATTGTTGTAATAGTGACCGAGCGAGTTGCCGTCGATCAACGTGTAATTGGTCATTGAAACCTCGCAAGAGAAAGGCGACGACGCCGGGAGGAAAGGCGTCGTCGCAAAGCCTCATCCGCGACGATGAGGCGGCCAGAGCGGGGAGGGGACGACCCGCTCGGCAGATGCTGATCACACGAGGTTATCGAGCTCAGCGAGGATCGCGTCCTGTTCGGAGACAGGCAGCGAGGAGATGCCGGACGCGGGAGCCGCGGTCTCGGCCGGAGCAGGCGCCGGCGTTTCAAGCGCGGCGAGCTCGGCGGCTGCTTCCTGCTGGCGACGCAGGATTTCGGCCTTGCGGGCTTCGATCGCCGGATCGACTACAGGTGCGGCTGCGGTCTCGACCGGAGCGGCAGCAGTCTGTGCAGCGGCGGGTGCCGATGCGGTAGAAGCGTCGGCGACGGCAGCAGCCGACGAAGACAGAGCGGCAGTCGGCGTGCGGACACCGGCAGCAGTTGCAGGACCGGTCAGAGCCGGAACGGCGACGCCTGCAATCTGGGCGATGCAGTTGAGCGCCTTCTGTTCCTCACCGCGGAAGAAGTTCTGCGCGATGAATTCGTGCAGGTCCGTCGTGCGGCCGAGAACGTCCGGAGCAACCGGCTTCGGCGGAGCAGGATCGACCATCACTTCATACTTGGTGTTGAGCCCCTTGCCGGTCTTGGTGATGATAATATCAACACCGGACAACGGGTCGGTGATGTCCTTACCAGCGTCGTCGTAGACGTTGATCAGATCCATAACCTTACCGAAGGTCGTGCTGGTCAGTTCGAGAACGACCGGATCCTCACCGGAAGAGCGGTCGACAACATTGAGAAGGACCGACTTCTTGGCCTTCCACTCGTTGTAGAGCTCCTTGGATTCCTCATCCATTGCCGAGTTGATCGCCATCTCGATAGCGGTGTTCAGGACGGAGGGCTGCTGGTAAACGGTGTCGCAGTCGCCAACGACGGCGAGCGGCTTGCCGTTCTTGTCAGCCTTGATCCAGTGAACGCCGAGATCGGCCCAATACTGGCCGGAAGGAGGGACCCAGGATGCCTGGGCAGAAGTCGGTGCGAGAACGCGATATGCGTTACGACCATCCTTCGGCTTGACGGTCTTCTGGTTGTTGGAAGAATACTTGTTCTTCGCGCTGGAGACCATCTTCTTCAATTCGGGGCTAAGTGCCATATGCGTAGTTCCTTACTGCTTTGTGCTTTGGTGCTTTCGACTTGCCTCGACAGCTATTTAGCTATCTAGCTGTTTACTTATAGCGACGTGTCGATGGGATCGCTCAAGTTCCCGACGGATCAGGCTGCCTTGCGGGCAGGGCGGATCAGTCCAGAATTCTTCCAATTGTTCGACAGTTCGGCTGCATCAGCCGCTTCGAGACGTGCGGCTTCTGCCTTCTCGGCTGCCGCCTTGGCACGCTTGTCGGCCTTTTCAGCCCTTGCCGTGTGGAGCTTTTCGAGCGTATCGAGGTCGCGGACGACCTTGCTCTGACGGCTTACAACGCGGTCGATGGTCAGTTCGAGACCAAGAACCTTGCGCAGGTATGCGATAAACTGTTCCATGAGGATCTTCCTTTGGAGGGCGTCACACTAAGTAAGTGCTTACTTACTTTATAGCGTAAATGACGACGGATTGCACTTAATTCTGAGAATTTTCTGCGGCTGCGTTTCCGGCATTCCGACGCGCCAGGCGGTCGAGGGCAATGATCTTGGACGCTTCAAGAGCATCCTCGCGGGCCGAGCGTTCGCGGATCGACAGCTCGCCCTTCATCTCCTCACGGGAGATCAGCCCCTGCTGCACGAGCATGTCACGACGATGGCGGAAAGCCTCAACTGCGGTCTTGCCAATGGACTCGATCCGCTTGGCCTCGTTGAGCGCCTTCTTCATGGAGATGACGCGAGGATGGCGCGCGACCTTGGCCGCGATCGCGGACTCGGTGATCTTCTCGCTGGCAGCCGCAAGTTCGTTGCGAATGATCTGCTGGACGGCAGCCTCGGTATTCTCGACCAGCATCTTCACAACGTCGGTCTGCTTGGCAGCTTCCGCAGCCAGGACGCCGTAATGTGAGAACATGGATGCCTGCTGCATCATGGCGTCGGTCAGGTTGTTAGGAGAGTAGGCGAGATCGCGCCTCAATTCTGCGGCGTCAATGAAGTCGCGGACCTGGTAAACAGTCAGCTCCTTCCCTGCATCGCCAGTCGTGGGCTTGGTCATGTCTGGTTTCCTTCTTTGATGCTAGAATTATAGCGATCTGACGATCGGAGCGCGCATTTAGAAAGCGCCGAAAATCTCGTTCTGCTGGTAGTGCTGTTCGCGCACCTCAGCCTCGGCCAGTTCTTTTTCGAGCTTGCGCTTGTGGTTCTCCATCTGGAAAGCAAGCTCGCGCACGTGGCGCATCTTCTCTTCACGCTGGAGTTCCCTCTCGGCCGCGATATCTGCCGGCGAGACGGCGATGCCATGCGAGGCCAGCCCGAGCTTCTTCTGCCATTCATCGATCGCGGCCAGACGTTCGCTTTCCTGCATGTCGTTCCACTCCTCGATCTCAAACTGTTCGAGCACCTTGTCGCCGTCGTTCATGACGGACCGCAGCATCGGGTGCCTACCCTTCGGCTGCCACCAGTCCGGTGCGGGCTGGTAGTAATACTGCGTCGGCGTCAGGGGCATTCCGCGCCATGTCATGAACGTGCCTAAGACCCTGGCGTTTTCGTTAGGCAACCTCATCTTGCCGTAGGTCATAGGAACGGGCGTGGGATCAGCCGTGGGCTTGCTCTCGACCGGCTCTTCGCCCACAGCGGACAACGACTCCAAGATCCGCTGAAGGAAGCCCTTCTTGGGCTTCTCCAACGCGGTCAGGCTTGCAACATAAGTCGGACGCATGATCTCAATCCCTCCGTTCCAAATCATGACAGGCAGTCCGCGACGGCTGCGAACACCTGATTCATGTTTTCCTGCTTGTCCGGGTCGTGATAGATTTCACCCGGAGAGAAGCCGATGATGATGTTGGCGTCATACTTCTTGGAGTAGATGACCTTGCCGGCCTGCTCTGACGCCTTACCCTTGAAGTCCGGGAAGAAGTGACGCACGGTCGTCGAGCCGAGGAGCACGATGACGGGCGGCTGCAACAATTCGATCTCCCGCTCCAGGTAGGGCTCGTAGGTCTTGATCTCGTCGGGCGTGACCTGCTTGCCGCGCTTCGGACGCTTGATGAGCGCCGTCCAATAGGCGTTGTGTCTATCGAGGGACGCCGTTTCGATCGCTTCGACCACTGCGTTATTCGAGATCGAGAAGCCCATGATCCCGCCCGTGTCCTCCTCGTTGCCGGGGGCATCGGAGATGATCATGAAGTCGGCGCTCTTGCCGAAGAACGGCTTGACCGGATATCCGTCTGCAGTCGTGGCCTTGGGCCCATGCGCTGCGCGGTATTCGTCCACGAGCTCGCCAAGGGCTGCCTTCGTGTCCTTATCCTTGTTCAAGTCGTGGTCGACCGGCACATGCGCGGCGATCAGGCCCGGCAGGAGTTCGATCTGGTCCTTGATGCGGCTCGGGTCGTTAGCAGGCGCCTGACCAGACTCAATGCGAGAGAAAGCACCCACCAGGTCGAGCGCCTCCTGGACCCGCTTGTTACAGACGCGCTTCTCCACCCGAGACAGGAAATCGTTCTTATCGACAAACGGGCCGGCCTTGCGGGCTGCGAGGATCGCGTTCGTTGCCTTCTCGCTCAGACCCTTGATGCGCTGGAGCGGCATGACGAGGCGGACAGACGTTGCCATCTCGAAGCGGTTGGTCGAGATATTGATGTCAGGCATCGAGACCTCGATCCCGAGCGCCTTTGCATCCCGGATGATACCCGTCAGCTTCTCTTCCTTCTGCACGGTCAGGGCTGCGGCGTAGAACTCGGCCGGATAGTAGGTCTTGAGATACATCGACTGATAGGAGATCAGCGTGTATTCGACCGAGTGCGACTTGTTGAAGCCGTAGCCGGCGAAGCCTTCGATCTTGTCGAACAGAGCGCCTGCCCAATCCTCGGTGCAGCCGATCGTGGCGACACAGCCGTCGCAGAACTTCTTCCGCTCCTTCTTCATTTCCTCCGGCAGCTTCTTGCCCATGATCTTGCGGAGCTTGTCAGCAGCGGCGCCGGAGTAGCCGGCGATCACCTGGGAGATCTTCATGACCTGCTCCTGGTAGACGATGACGCCGAAGGTTTCTTCGAGCACCGGCTCCATCAGCGGGTGATCATATTCGATCTCCTCATTGCCCTGCTTGCGCAGATAGAAGCTATCCATCATCCCGGACTCGATCGGGCCAGGACGATAGAGCGCGGTGCAAGCCGTGATATCTTCGAAGGTGATGACGCCAGTCGAGCCGAGCTCCTTCAAGAGCCGGCGCATACCTCCGGACTCGAACTGGAAGATGGCAGTCGTGTTCGCCTTGGCGAAGTTCGCCAGCACCTTCTCGTCATCGAGAGGAATGCGGTTCAAGTCGATGCGCTTGCCCGTGTTCTCGCGGATATATTCGAGCGCCAGGGTCATATGGTCGAGCGTGTTCAGGCCGAGCACGTCCATCTTGACCAGGCCCTGGTCCTCGACGATGCGCTTGTCCCAGCACACGACGTTGCCTTCCTTGCGCCGTTCCACGACCGCGCGATCCACAATGTCTACACCGGCGACAATGACACCGCCTGCGTGCTGACCGAAGTTGCGGATCGTTCCTTCCAGGCGCTCCATCATCGGATAGTGCGTCGGATAGTTGTTGGCGAAGTCGTCGATCTCCTTGACCTGCTTGCGAGCCTCGGGGAGGGGAACGTTCTGCCCGTGCAGCTTCGGCACGAACTTGGAGACGGAGAAGTCCTTTTCGGGGATGAGCGTCACGCGGCCGACATCGCGGATCGCGGATGCGGAGCCGAGCGTGCCATAGTTATTGACGCCTGCGACACGCGCTGCGCCATACTTCTTGGTCAGATATTCGAAGACCTCGTGCCGGCGCTCGGACATAAAATCGAGGTCGGCGTCGGGCAAGTCGATACGTTCGGGATTGATGAAGCGTTCGAACAGGAGCCCGAAGCGGATCGGGTCGCACTCGGTAATGCCCATCAGATACGCGACGAGGGATCCGCCCACGGAACCACGACCAGGGCCAACCATGATGCCGGACTTCTTGGCAAACTGCACCACGTCCTGCACGAGCAGGAAGTAACCCGAGAAATTGAGGCGCTTGAGGGTTTCGAGTTCATAGGCGAGGCGAGGCTTATAAACCTCGACCAGCTCCTTTGCGCCCGGCTGATGACCGAAGATCGGCGCGTCGAAGCGCTCCTTCCAGCCCTTCTTGCACTCCTCGACCACGGCGGCGAACTCGTTCGGCGCCATAACCGGCAGTGACACGTCTGCCTTCTTCCATTCATATTCGACCAGGTCGACTAGCTCAGCCGTATTGAGCAGCCCCTGCTTGAAGCAATCAGCGACATACGAAGCAGCCATGCCGCGCTTGACCAGGTGGGCTACCGCCTTCTTCATTTCGCCGACGAGCTCGCCCGAGCCCATGATGTGCATATCGCGGTTGAAACGCGACTTGAACCAGCCATCGGTGATCTTGTTGTTGTCGGAGATCGCCGTCATAATTTCCTGGGTGTCGGCTTCGCCCTGGCCGTAGAAGGCCGGACGCACGACGATCGGCTTGATGTTCTGCCGGGCGAACTCGCCAAGCGCGATCTGATTAAGCCGACCGTAATAGGGCGTGCTAACCGGGATCAGCGGCGCATACAGATGCGTCACGCGGGTTTCCAGCTCATCCACGATCTTCGTGTATTCGGGGTGCTCCAGGATGCTGTGAGCGTCACCGAGGACGATAGCGAGGTCATCCGGCGCGATCTTCGCCAGCTCCTTGTAAAGATCCTCGAAGCCGAGCTTGGCCTCGTAGTAGAAGCGGTCGTCCGAGTTGGCGAGCGTCAAGAGACGGAAGATCGCCTTCATGCCAACTTCCTTGAGCGCGTAGACGGTCAGGAAGTAGGAGCGCGGCATATCCTTCTTTTTCTCACCATCGCCCGGACGCCAGGTCGGATCATCGGACAGGCGCAGCCGGCAACCAATCACAGGCTTCAGACCCTCGGCCTTGGCCTTATTCGTAAAGTCGATCATGCCAGTAATCGACATGGTGTCGGTCATCGCGACGGCCTTGGCTCCGGCGTCGACGGCGTTCTTAATCAGACGCTTGGTTGTGAGGATGCTTTCGCCGACTGAGAAATCAGTCCGCGCTGCAAGGATCGAGTGCATGGCGAATTACCCCTTAATAGGCTGGAAATCGTAGACGAAGACGGATGGCTCGTCCTTTGGGAGCAAGCATCCCTGGGCAAGCGCCTGCGCCACGATGTTGCGGGAGATCTGGTCTTCGACGGAACGCAGCACGCCTTCGTTGAGCGAACCCGGTCCTACGTCCGAGACGCGCTTATGAATGCGGCCGGCGATGACGAAACTGTAAAAGAGCCGCGTTCTGGACTTCTGTTGCGTCGTCATGGGTTAACTCCTGAGAGAAATGATGCCGTCCTGATTGCAGATGGCGCCAATGTGTTCGAGGGCTTGAATTGCCATGCGGGCGTGAGCGTCTGCCGTGCCCTGCTGCCAATCCAGCTTCTTGACGAAGGCGGTTGCGATGAGCGCCCGGTCGATCCGCGTGTTCTTAAGATTGAGGAGCAGATGACCGACGATCTGCATGAACTTCATGGATGCGCCGAACGGGTTCTCGCCACGCGAGAACTTGCCCTTAACGTCGTAGTTTCCACGGTCGAGCCGGTCGATCAGCTCCTGTGTCTTCTTCGGCAGCACCAGCATGTCAGCCGGGCGATTGGCTTCACGCTCGGCACGTTCCTCTGCGAGCCTGCGGTCACGCTCTGCGTAGACCTGAGCGGATGTCTTGATACCGTAGCGCTCTCGCAAAACAGCCTGAGCTTCCAGGTGTGCGGGTTCGCACATGCTTGCGAACTTGCATCCACGGCATACGGTGTCGTCCTTTTTGAAAGCGACTGCGGAGCCGTAGCAACCAGGCGCATACTGAGGAATGGTCGTCATGATCGTCCTAATTCGAAATGAGCCGCCCGATCTGGGTGACTTCATCCATGATCTGCTTGCGCTCGGCCCGGCTTGCGCCCATGAAATCAAAGATCATTGCGCTGGTGATGCGGCCGGGCATTGCGTAACAAGCGCCAATTTCCTTGGCGTAGGCGGATTTCGCTTCGAGATCCTTCATACGTTCCATCAGCTCCGGCGGATTGTCCTTGAGGAAGGTCAGAAACATCTGCGACCGGGGCGACAGGCGCGTCAGAGCGTAAGCGAAGCAATCCTCACGCTGATAGGTTTCGTCCTGACGCTCGTGCGGGTCAGGAACAACGTCGCCAAGCGAGGTTGCGCCCGTATAATCTGCGTCGTCTCCCCGCAGCTTCATGTCGAGGGACGCGGCGATGGTCTCGCCATGAAAGCGCTCGAAGTTCTTCTCGACCCAGCGATTGATGTGGTTGCGCAGACCAGCATAGAGAAAGGTCTTAAACGCGGCACCGCCGTTGTCGTCATACTTTTCGCAGGCCAGGCACCACGCTACCCAGAGCTCGCTTTCAACATCTTCGAGGGTCTGGGTCTTGGCCCCAAGCGCATGAACGCGCTTGAGCACCTTGTAAGCAAATGCCTTGATCTGCTGGCGATCGAGCTTCGGGTCACGCTTGATCATGCGCCGAACACCCGCTGCATATATTCCTGCACGACCTTCTTATCGACACGCGACAGACGGTTGGCGAAGGCAAGCTCCATTCCGAGCGTCCAGTTACCACCGTATGCGATGCCGAGGGATGCGCAGCGGATCAGCTCGCGCGGCGAGACCGTCATAGTGATCTTGCCGTCGCGGAACAGCTTGCGCACCTCGTTCGCCATCTTGACGATCTTGTTGGCGCTGGCACTGTCGATACCGGTCTTCGACTGCAGGATCGCGGTCTCGATCTTTGCGTCCATGTATTCGACCTCTTCCGTGATGGCGAAGCGCGAATAGTTGGCTGCGTTCTGGACGAGAGTGCCCTGGTAGAGGCCGGTTTCGTCGCCGACGCCGTTCGTGTTGCCGGTCGCAACGAAGCGGAAGTTCGGATGCGGGATGATCTTGCGGAAGTGCGGAGGCGCGTCCTTGATCAGGAGCGGCTGCCCTTCGAGAACCGGCTGATAGACCGCGGTCACGGACGGCATCGCGAAGTCGTATTCATCGGCACAATAAACCCAGCCGTTGATCATCGCCATCGGCAGCGGCCCGAGCTGGAACTCGGTGACGGACTGCTGCTTCATCACCTTATGCTTGACGCCAGCACCATCGAGCTCCTCGACTTCAACCGGCTTCGAGCGCACGGTCCACTGACCAAGAACGTCCGACTCCTGCATGTTGATCGTATGCTGGACACGAATGAACGGCCGGCGAGTGCGCGCGGCTGCCTGCTGCAGAATCGTGGTCTTGCCAGTGCCGTGAAAGCCCCAGAGGTAGGTCGGCATGTTCAGCTCAAAGCCGATGATGACCTTCTTCAACAGGTCGATGTTGAAAACGTAGGACTTGTCGATATCAGCAAGGAAGTCGGCCGAGATCGGATCATGACCTTCGAGGATCTTGATCGGAATCGGCTGACCCTTGGCAGACAGAGCGGCCGGCGCAGTGCCAAGCTCGAACAGCTCGTGGAAGAGAGCCTGCTTGACGACGATCTTGGAAGGCGAACCAACACCGGCTTCGACCAGCATGTTTGCCTGGATCGAGTGAGCGTCACCACCGGCAGGGGTCTGGGCTTCCTTCTCTGCCTTCTTCTTGGCGATGATATCTAGTGCGGTCTGGGAGAACAGCGGCTCGCCGGGAAACTTCTCCTGGTATTTCTCGACCGTCCAGTCCTTGTGGTTATTCTTGATGTGGGCCTGGATCGAGTGAACGCGAACGTTATCGATATGGCACAAAATCTTATCGTCAGGCGCAGCGACAGCTACGCCAGCTTCATCAGCCTGGCTCATGACTTCCCTCTTGTGTGATTAAGCGCTTTCGCGTTGCGCTATAAGTAATGACTTACTTATTTTTCAGATGGAGAGCAAGCGGGAAAATAAGCTCCCGCTTACTTTTTTTACATGCCGGTGAGAATCTTCTTGATCTCCGTCATCACCTGACCGGGGAGATCCTCGGCCTTATGGAGAACCGTCGACTTCGGGTAATACTTGGTCACAGACGAGTCCATGATACCGATCCCGATGCACTCAACGCCCAACTTGCCAAGGCTTTGCACGACACCAGAGAGGTGAGGGCCGCACTTGGCGCCGCCTGCAGGCTGCCCATCGGACAGAACCAGCATGACCTTGCGCTTTTCAGAGCGTTTAAGCAGCCGCTCGGCTGCATATTCCAGGGACTCGCCGTCGATGTTGCCATTGAGACCTGCCTGGGCATTCCTCATAAACGCGAAACGACTTTTCACGGTCGCGGTCAGGCGTTCGTCGAAGGTCTTGTAGATCGGCATAACGATCGGGATCACACGATCCCAATTGATACGCGCCTTTTTCGCATCTTCGGCCATCGCCTCGCGCAGCGACTGCGGCATTCCGTAGTAGCCACCCGTAGTGAAGCCGATAACCTCATGGGAAATCTTGACGCGGTCGAGGGTCGAGCAGAGCGCATAGCCGGCCGTCATGGCGAGCTTCATCTTCGGGCCGCCCATCGAGCCGGAGTTGTCGATGACGACCGATACGGCCGTATCCTTCGACACATGCTCCTGCTTCTGGGTGAACACGCGCGGATCGCCGCCCGGAACACGGAACAGCGATGGCGCATGAAGCTTGCCGGTGCGATGACCAGGAGTGCGGATGACGTGGGACTGAGAGGCCATCATGCGCTCGATGTCCTTCTGCATCTTTGAGGTCATCTGCCGAGTCTCGTCTTCCATTTCCGGAACCCACTTGGAGTTCATGTTATCCGGAACCTGCACGGGCTTGATCTCGTCCATCTCGCGGGTGAAGACGAGATACTGGCGAGGGTCCATTGCCGCGACCGCCGCATCGGAAATCTTGATCGCGATCTGCGAGGACATATCGACGGCTTCGAAATCGCCGTCCTCGTAGTCGAACAGAGACTTGGCTGCAGCGTTTCCGACGCCTCCTCCTCCGCCCTGGTGCTCCTCCTCGCTGCCGTCGCCTACCTCGCCGATGCCACCACCTTCGTCGCCGGAGGTAATGACAGACGATACCTCGTTGCGGCGACCGCCTTCGTCATCGTCACCGTCATCGCCATTGTTCGAGGATTCATCAGCGGATGAATTGTCTTCTTCATCAGGGCCGTCCTCAGCGCCTTCGTTCCCGCTTTCGTCTCCTTCGTCCTGTGGATCTTCATCTGCGCCAGGAGCGTCATCCTCCTCTTCGCTGTCGCCCACCTCGCTCTCAGGATCAGCATCTGCGTCACCGTCGTCGCCGGCGTCATCATCGGAATCCTCTTCGCTGCCATCAGACGGATCGCCGTCGTCATCGGCGCCAGCTTCTTCCTCAGCGTCGTCTTCCTTATCCTTCTTCTCATTCTTGCCGCCCTTCGAACTATCGGGCTTGGACTTTTCATCGCCGGCTTCATCACCGTCGCCTTCGCCCTTATCGTCCTTTTTCTTCTGCTTGCCCTTGCCGGACTTGCCTTCGTTCGGCTCCGACTTCGAGTGATCGCGCTCGCCATCACCGTCACCTTCGCCAGCCTCCTTTTCGGGCTTGTCCACAGACTTGCCCTTGGATTCAGACTTATCCTTCGTCTTTGAAGGCTGGGGCGGGGGAGGCGGCAGGATCTTGCCCATCAGAATGTCATGGACCTCTTCGGCGACGACGAGCGTCTCCTTGGTGGTCGTTGCCTTCTTGAGGAGCTCAAGAGTGGCCGGCTTCATGGTCGCGAGCATTTCCTCTACAAGCGGATGCTTCCAGTAGCCGTGCTTGTCCATCCAATCCTGCATTTCTTCGTGCCCGCCAAGAGCGCGCATCATCGGGACCATGATGTAGCGGAACTGCTCCTTGGGATCCTTGACGCCCTTGAGCGCCGCATCAGTGATCTTTTCGAGAAACCACTTGCGCGTAACCGACAGGTTGCGAGCTGCGCCAGGGAAGGTCTTGACCTGCTCCCGTTCGATCATCACGTCTTCGATAATGTTGTGGGTGTTCATGAACGCACGACGCCTGGGATCACGCAGGTCTCGTTCGCTCATACCGCCCTTGCCACCGTAGTAGTGCCAGTCGGTATGAAGGACGTGAGCGACCTCGTGGTCGATAAAGCCGGAAATAGCCGCGATGAACTCCGAATTTGCATTGTCCGGGATGTTCGGGATATTGACCAGAACCGGCTGCTTGGTCTTGGCATCAGTCTGGACGTAAGCCTGCGAACCGCGCTGCGTAACCATCAGGCCCTTGCCAGACAGAAGCGGCACGAGCTTGGTAATCACCTCGCGCAGTTCGATGATATCGCGGTTCATGTCGCGTCTCTCCTTGAGATAAGTATTTGATTACTTATGTTTATGCTCAAAATGAACGGAGCACTACAGGCTTCACTTCGAACGACAAAAGCCCCTTTGCATCGCCAATGGCTGGAATGACAACGTGAATGTTGCCGTGGATCGGATGCTTTCCGGAGTAGACGGTGCAACCGTTCATCTCCTCGACCTCGCGATTTTCGAGCTCCATAGCGACCTCGTTGGCCTGTTCGTTCGTGAAAGACAGATTGCGGAGGAAAGGTGACTTCTCGCTCATGATGACCTCGTGTTTGGACGGTGTAAGTATGCGATTACTTATATTCGCGGACAAAAAGAATGCTTGCCATGGTTATAGCAAGCATCCAATTGAACCGCTGCAGGTCAGGAGCGTTACGCGTCGGGCGCGAACAGCTTCCGTAGGGCCTCTTCACGCTCCTTCGTCAAGGCGGGCGGCGTATCGCCCGCCGCTTCTCTGACGGTATTCAGTATGGCGCGCTCTTCCTTGGAGACCCCGGTCTCCATAAGCTCGGTCAGCATTCTAACCGAGGCGTCGTCGTAAAATTGGGTGAGCGCCAGTTTGAACATATCCACCGGGTCGACACCAAGGGCCTTAGACATCGCTGGAACGCGGTCGAGAGCGAGCTTCACATGCCCAAGTTTGAGCATGGTGATCATGTTCTGGTTCTTGAAGCCGACGGCCTCCGCTATCTCTCTTTGAGACTTCGAAGACTCCATGAGCAGCTTCATAATGTAGTTGGAAAACCTCGTAGGTGTTCCTGCTTCCTTAGCCATTTCAAATCCCCTGACAGGCGGTTCGTTTTCAATTTCAGTGTCTCTCGCTTTCGACAGTTCATTTATAGCGAGACACTGATGGGATCGTTGCGGAAGTCGTTAGACCATACGAAAAAAATATGTCAACACTTACTTATTTTCTGGACTCGGCTTGTCATCAATTCGAGTCCTCTATAAGGGCATTTCCCTGGGGCAAAAGGATCGCTGAGTTCCATAATTAAACTTATGCGATCAATTGTGGATTCGCTGCTACTGTTGATTGTCTGGAACTTTTGGGGTTCACAAATCGAGAGAATCGGGCAATCACTAGCGATGTAGTGATTTGAATGAGTCGGAAGTTTGAGCATGGGCATCCAAGCAGAGATAACACCGTCAGAACGTTATAGGGTCAAGCGCGAGGCGCGGGGCGAAAAACAGGTTCTTTTGTGGATAGAGAACCGTCTGACGGCGCAACTGGATGATCTAGTCAAAACGGGTGAGTTCCGCAATCGGTCTGAGGCCGTTGCGGTTGCCCTTAACAAGTTGATCGAGGAACGAAACTAAGGGCTTAAACGGCTGAAGGCTCCAGGACGGCAATCCCAGAGCCTTCGAATTAGATAGTGACCGTCGGGACACCAGAGCCATTTAGCAACTCTGTTATCCCGAATCACCGCTGATTTGTCAACGACCTTTTGGGGTCGATGGCGAAGCTTTGCCCGGAAACGAGGGATTATGAGAAGCGCACAGTCATCCGGCTGGCGCGCTCTAAAGCCGACAAAGCCGTCGGCCGCGGAGCCTGATACAGCGGATAAACAAGTCCTCTATGAGGCGGCCAGAGCGGCAGCTCAGGTCTTGAGATTGCCGTCGTCATGCCGGTTCGTTCTGGATCAGCTTGTCGGCGTCTATGGTGGAGAGCTCATCGAAAACCGTATGCTCGTCTGGCCGTCCAACGAATTTCTGGTCGAACGAACGGGAATCCCGGAGCGGTCTGTTCGCTACGCCTTGTCGCGACTGCTCGCAGAGGGCGTCATCGGCGCAAAGGATTCGCCAAACGGCAAGCGATATGCGCAGCGATCGCCCCGTGGGCAGATCATCAAGGCGTATGGTTTCGACCTCTCCCCTCTCCTCGCTATGCTCCCCGAGTTACGCGATCGGCTGCAGGCAATCAGAGACGCCGAGCGTGAGCGCTTGGCTGTATTCGATGATCTCACTATACACCGAAGAGCGGCTCAGGAAGCGCTGAGGACGCTTGCTGAGGTCTATCCGGACATCGACATAGTTGACCTCGGCTCGCGGGCCCTTGAGCTTGCACGAGTTACACCACGCAGATCCGTAACGGGATCGGCCGATAGTGCCCGAGATGCATGGCAGGCGATCAGGATCGAAGCAGAAAGCAGATATTATGCCGCCTCTGCCGGCAATTCTTGCCGTCACAAAGACAACAACAAATATGCCCCTGACCAGTCTTGTAACAACGGCAAAGAGAATGGTGAGGAGGCGAAGCCGAGGGTAACCGCGACGGCTGAGGATGTGATGAAGGCGTGCCCGGACGCAATGGAGTTTATCGGGCCTGCCAGAAGCGACCGTGAATTTGTGGCGTGCGTCGGTCGCGCCCGCGGCATGTTTGGTGTTTCACCGTCAGCCTGGGAGGAAGCAGTGCGCGAAATCGGGGCGCTGGGCGCGGCCGTGACGCTGACTTATGTGGTTCAACTCCAGCAGAGGCCCGCGCCGGGGTCGGAGACTATCAAAAACGCGGGCGGCTATTTCCGAGCGCTGGTGAGGCTCATCAAGAATGGATCCGTCGATATCGAAGCCGAGATTATGAAGCTGAAAAGGTCGGGTCGACCACGATCTGATTAACGTCATCGAGCTTGGCCCAGAATTTTCGGCGAGCCGGACGGTAAGTGCCGCCTTGGCTGATTGGGGTTAGCTTTGGAGAGGGAGACGAGCATATGAGAAAGGAGACCACTGGATTGGTCGAACCCTTCTTAACGTCAATCTTGTCGACGGTGAGGATTGTGCCGGCATCGAGAGTAATATGGGCGCCCAAGAACACCTGCCCACGGCGGATGCGATAGATTTCGGTTATTCTCTCGTCCTGCTGAAGGGTTCGTCGCCGCGAATTAATCAACTCCAGGGAGGCTAGTTCCTGATCGATATCGCCGGCCTTTATGAGTTCGTCGCGGTAGTCGGCGCTGTTGGAAAGATCAAGACCATTCCAGAGATCGGCGTTCTGGTGATCGTTGTATAACTTAAACGTCCATGGCTGAAGCAATTCAACCTTTTGCCCCACCCTAGGTATAAATATGCGCATTATCCTGCCTCAATTCTCGACATGCGTGCATATTCCGTCCAATAGCCGACGCAACTGCAAAAAGTAAAGGGCTGCTTTCGCAACCCTTTCTTTAATTTGTCACGCGGCCTCCTTGATCTCCACTTCGCCGTCCTTATCGTCGCGGAAGCGAATGGCGCGGGGATGACGAAGCGAGCCGTCGGGCGTAACTTCCATGAACTCGGTTTCGAGAAGCCGGGTCATCAGGTTCGTGGCGCCAACCTCCTTGAGATCATCGTATGCGAATGACTTGCCCTTGAAGCCAACCGAGGGATCGATGCCGAGGATCTTGGCGTCCATTTCCCAGAGCTGCCAGAGTTCCTCGCGATCGGGATCGGAGAAGCCACCGCCTACGCGAACGTTGACGCCATCGTGGTCGACGATGACGCCGCCCAGGATATTCTCATACTTGGAATGCTCCTGACCGTTGTAGATACCGACAATCGGCAGATCGAGAGTTTCCTCGGCCTTGACCTTCAACCAGGCAGAGGACTTCTTCTTCTCGTAAAGCGCCTCTAGATCCTTGACGACGATGCCTTCGAGGACTGCGGGCTTACCGGTCTTCGGGTTGATCGTGGTCTTGAGAAGCGCCTCCTCCTTCGCCTTGTTACCGCGAGCCAGGTAGGAGGCGAGCGTCATGTCGCGTGCGCGCAGGAACAGCTCCTGGACCTCGGCGTCATTGTTGACGAAGAACTGCGGCACGATCTGGATCGTTTCGGGCGAGGACGTGCCCTTGAGTGCGATCTTGGCGAGATCCTGGAACTCTTCGACCCACTTGCGACGAACAGACAGCGGCTGACCGACAGCCCCAACGGCATTGAAGTCATCGTAGGACATCATGTCGTAGAGGTGCAACTCGGCGCCAACAGCGTCTTCTTCCTGACGACGAAATGCGCCGGTCTCCTCGAAGACCGTCATCATGGCTTCACCGTCGAGCATAAAATTAAGCTTGTCCTCACCGTCGCGCATCATAACCCTGCGCAGCTCGGGACTCGCCGCTGACACCACATAGGATGCCGCCTGCATGACCGGCTCTACCAGGAAGTCGAGTGCCGCCACACGGTTGCCAGTGCGCGTAAAGAAGCCGGCGTTGTTGTCCTTGCACAGGAAGGTGTTGCGGTTCCCGTCCAGCTTGAACTCGGCCTTATAGACCTTGCCCTTCTTGAGCTTCTTGGGCTCGTAGTGAACCGCGCGCTGCACGGAGAAGACCGGAATGAGGCCAGGCACCGCGACGTTGATCGTCTGCGCCCCAATGCCGCACTTCAAATCCTTCGAGAGGATTAGAAACAGCAGACGTGCGCCGTCTTCATCGAGCGCGCCCATAACCTCACCCACCTCGCGCTCAGCAGCAAGGCCGGTAAGCTCACGCGAAGCCAGCTTCTTCAACAGCGGCTCGATCAGGTTCTGCTTAAACTCCATCTTGAAGCGACCAGCATTTTCGGTGAGCGCCGGCGTCAGATAGAACTTGATGTAGGGGTTATACGCCCAGGAAAGAACGAACTTGCCCAGATCGGAAGCGCCAAGCTCCATCGTCAGGCGTTCCTTTTCCGTGCGTGATGATGTCGCCCCAATGTCATCGATCAGGGACTTGACGGCATAAGCGTCCATTGCTGCTCCTTACGCTGCATTAATCGCCGCTGCGAGATTGCCGGATGCGGCAGCATCGCCAACGGAGTTGGTCTGGGTGTTGGTGTTGTCGGCCTTCGGAGCAGCCTTGCGCGACTTGCGCGGCGTCGGGCTCTCGGTGAAGTTGCGGGAATAAGAAGGGCCGTCGTCGCTCGGAAGCGGTGCAGCACCAATAGCCTTTCCGATGCGCTCGGAAGCGGTCTCGATCTTGAGCCGTTCTGCATCCGAGACGCCCGGAAACTCTCGATAGTAGGACTCGACGACCATCGGGCGGTGGATGCGTTCCAGAACGTCCTTACGCAGCTTGCCCACGACCGGCGTGTCGGATGCGTAGTCATCCTGCCAGCTTCGACCGTTGGTGCGGATCTTGTTGACGATCGCCGCGGCCGCGCACTTGCCGGCCCGCATGCAAACCTGGCAGCCCTTGCGGACCTCGGGACGCTCGCCGCGCCAGAACATCTCCCGCAGCTTGAAGCACTGCGAAATCTTGGTCGTGGTCTCAAATACCGGGCAAACAAACGCGAACTGATTGCGCGGGTCGTCCAGTTTCACGTATTCGTTCTTGGTAGACATCAGAACCTCCCGTAGAGATCGTTTTCGGAGTAAGCCTTTTCAGCCGCTTCCTTTTCGGCTGCGAGCTGCGCGGCGCGAACGGCTGCGGGGTCGACCTTGCGCGAGGAGTCGAGCTTGTTGCCGTCTTCATCCCACTGCGGGCTATCCAGTTCACGCATACCGCTCGTATCGAAGCCGGGATCGAGGTGCTGGACTGCTGTCGCGCCCATCTTGTTGAAGTAGACATTGCCCACGGCCTTCACGATTTCCGAGGGGTCTTTCGCACTTGCCTCGCGCGCCGGCCCGTTCTGGCGATAGCCCTTACGGGTCTTCTCGGTCTCCTTCTTGTCGAAGGCACGCTGCGCCTTGACCGGGCTGTCGAACATTTCGATCTTCATTTCACCGATCGCGCCGGTCTTGCCCCAGCGGTTAATGACGACGCAGTTCCCGTTCGCAGCCTGGATCAGGTGCAGATGATAGGACTTCGTGCCGCCCTGGTGATCGTAGGAGATGGTCTTCGATGTAATCGGGTAGACGGACATAGCTTTCCTCTGCGCGACAATCGGTCTGCGACCAGTGATGCGCGTTTCTTCGTTCATGTTTGAGTTATAGCGAGATCGTCATTGGGACGCGGCAGGAAATAAGTATGTGATTACTTATCCCGTCAGGCAGCAGTTCGCGCCCTCGCCTCCTCGGCAAGCTTTTTCTTTTCAGCAGCCGCGTAGGGGTTCTTGAGACGCCAGCGAATATCAAGCTTAGGGGTCCAAAGTTCGGCCGCGTAGAAAGCACGACGCACCACGTCACCGGTGACTTCGTTCGGATCCTTCTCAAACGGCAGAAGAGCAACACGGACCTTGAGCCCGATCCCCGTAAGAATCTTGGCAGCATCGAGAGCGGCAAGAAGCGCTTTAACCTCGCCGTCCCACATGATCGTGACAGTCGTAACTCCCCTCGCCTTCAACTGAATGAACCGGCCAAGCTGGTCATCGCCATCCGACGCGCCATAGGACAAGTGCTTGCCGAACGATCCAACCGGCACGATATGGCGAAGGTCGGGATCGGCGTCGAAAGCTACCTTGATGGCCGCAACGTCGAAAGCGCCCTCGCCCATCACCACATGATCCGTCGCCACCGCATTGTGGCCGTTGAGCAGATATCGCCCCGTTCCCGGCAGCTCCATCGGGAATAGATACTTCTTATTCGAGGTGCCGGTTAGATCGCGGCCCTGGAACGTCTTCAAGCTTCCGTCGAGATCAAAGACCGGAATGATGATCCGATTGCCGAAATTCTGCGTCTGCGTGACGCCGTCGGCGTCCTTGAACTTCCACCAGCCGAACTGGCACCAACGAAGCTCGAAATACTTCGCGATCTCGCCGTCAAAGCCGCGTTGCTCCAGATATGCCAGGTTCGAACCGTCGGCGAGAGGCAGCGGATCAGAAACCGGCAGAGTGACCTGACTATGGTCGACGGCTACCATAGCCTTTCTCTTGGGCTTGTAGCCCTGGTCACGCAGGATTTCCTCGCACGTTTCGAACGTGGCGCGCCAGTTGTCGCCATGATCGAACTGGTAGTTCACATACTGGAGCTTGTTGAAGGAGTTGCCGCAGACGAAGCAGTTACCCTTGCCATTATCGATCCCGAAATAGGTGCGCCAGCGCTCGTCACGACAACTTGGATGTGGACACGTCTTGATGTTAAGCTGAATGCCTGACGTGCCGCGCGTCTCGCGATAGGAAATGCTTTCGCGATCCAGCAGAAACTCCATGTCGAGCTCCTCCTGGATCTGGTCGTATTCTACCCGTGCCATATTATTCCTTCCCGAGAACCTTGGTCAGAAACTGCATCTTCTGGCGATCCTGCTTAATACGCAGGGAGAAGCCGTCTTCGGTGTTACGCGACAGCAGCCACGACAGACGGGCCTCGCCTGCGGCCTTCTCGGCCTCGGTGGCGTTGATGCCGATCATAATGTCGACCGTTCGCGCCTTGTTCCAGTCGTCGCCAACGTCTGTAGCATCGGCCTTGGCCTTCTTGGCGCCGTCACGGTTGGTCTGGGTGGCCGTCAGAAACGCGCAGTTGAGTTCATGGGCAAGAGCGCGGAGATCGACGTAGATCGTGCGCAGGTTTTCCTGCAGCGAGTCCGAGCGATACTCCGCAGCCATGATGTCGGCGTAGTCGACGATCACCAGGTCGAACATGATGCCGTCGGCCCGGTAGTTCTCAATCAGGCGATGCAGCGCAGACGGCTTCAACGTGCCGGAGGCGTGATCGCGGAGCTCGAAGCGGCCTGACTTGGCGTGGATGGCCTTGATCGCGGCCTCAATCTTGTCCGGATCCTTGTGCAGTTCGCGCATCAACGTGTCGGACATGGCCGCGTCGATACGATCGGCAATGATCTCCTTCGAAACTTCAAGGCTGTCGTAGAGGACGTTGTAGCCGGCCATCGCGGCGTTCTTGCCAAAGTCACCGAGAGACATGGACTTGCCGGCCTTGGCAGCGCCCATCATGCACGACAGTTCCTTGCGGCCCCATCCGCAGTGGTAAAGGTAGGCGTCCATTGCCGGATAACCGGTCGTGATCCCGTTCCTCACAACCTTCCCAGCCTTGAGATCGTGGCGCATCTTGGTGCGGTTCGCGATCTCCTCGAAATAGTTGTATCCACCACCGTCGACATTGGCGCCGATCGCGGTTGCCTCCTTCATGAGCTGACCGATCTTGCCCCAATCCTTCTTGTCGATCAGGCCGTTGACGCACTTCTCCATCACATCGATGACCGCCTGCGTCTTTGCGAAATCAACGACCTTGTCCTGGACGAATTGAGGGTTGGACAGATCGGTCGTGAGGATCGACTTCACCATCTGCTTAACGGGATCCACCATGTCAGGACGGATCCGCTTGGCCGCGATTTCGTCTTTCAAGATCGTCGGCAGGATCTTCATGTCCGGGACCGCTCGATAGGTCTTCACATGCTCGTGGACGATGCGAACGAGGGTGCCGGCGGCATCTTCCGTGAAATACTCGGGCTTGATCAGGTCCTTCGTGTTCATTGCGAAGGTGGTGTCGCGCATCACGAGGGCGGCGACCTTCGTCTGGAACGACTGGTCGAACTCGAACTGTGCCTCTTCGGTCACAACTGACTCCATTTCCTAAGTAAGTGCTTACTTATATTATAAGACGCAGAGCGTCGTGTTTCGACTTATAGCGAAACGTTGATGGGCTACTGCAGATAGCGTTCGATCAATTCCAACGGCGGCAGGTCGGGATCCTTGCGAGACTTCACCTTGTCCAAGGGAAGCATGTTTTCCTCAACGAACCGGCCGATAAACTCTGCGGGGTTTGACCGGAGCTTGGCCTGCTTGAAAAGCCATTCATGATAATGGTTCTGCTGAGGTAGATCCTGATAGTTCTGCACCAGGTAGCAGGAATGCTCGGCAAGAAAGAGCCGCGATGCCTGGAGCTCCTCCCACCGTTCCGCAATCTTCTCGACCACGTAATCGCCATAGAGCTGCTGCGGCTGCGGCATGTTGTTCTGCTGCCAGTGGTTCATCCGGTAGGTGAAAGCGAGGTCAATATAGACATCGTAGGGCATGGTCAGCATGTCGGCGATCTGACGGCCGCGCCAGCAGCCGATAAGCTGCTTCTTTGCCTTTGTCACCTTCTTCGGGTCAGCCTGACCGCCCGGACGAAGTGCAGCGAGAATATTGTCGACATGCAGAGGATTGATATGCTCGGCCCTCTCGCGATCATAGACACGGGCATAGATGCGCTTGTAGACAATTGCGTAAGCTTCCATGTAGGCCACGGTTGCCTGCAGCAGTGTCATGTGCCGATAGTCGAACCACTTCTTCTCCCATCCCATACGATCAAAGCCCTGCCACTCATCCTTGATGTAGTTGGAGATGATGTAGTCGTTTTCGAAAGTAGGGCAGCGCTCGGCTTCAAGCTCGGTCGTATAGGCGGTAATGATATGCGGCATAGCTGGTCTTTCACTGTATCTGCTAAGACTTATAGCGAGACGCGCATGGAAGCGCAGAGAAAGCGAGCGCGGGATTTCCGCGCTCTTGGTTGTCAGCTTTCGTAGGCTTCCACGATGTCCTGGCAGAGACCCGAACGGACGATCTCGGAACGCAAGAAGTTGACGACCGTGACCTGGCTGTGATTGCCAATCCGGTTGACCGCGTCGCTAAGACCCGAATTGCGCCCAATCTTTTCATCGGTCTGCGTCACATCGCCATTGATAACGAACTTGGCGTTCTCGCCGATCCGGGTCAGGAACGCCTGGAATTCGGCCTTGGTCGCGTTCTGCATTTCGTCGGCAATCACCCAGGCATCTCTCAAGGTGCGACCACGGATAAACGCCAGCGGCACAGGCTCAATGACGCCGGCCTTCAGGCAATATTCGTAATAGCCAAAGCCTAGCGCCTCGACGAAGGCTTCCTTGACCGGAACCAGGTAAGGGGCAAACTTCTCGTGCAATTCGCCCGGAAGAAAGCCCATGCCCTCGCCTACTTCGATTGCCGGGCGAGTGACATAAATCTTCTTGATGTCACCACGCTTGAGCGCTTCCGCCGCACGCTGGATTGCGAACCAGGTCTTGCCAGTGCCGGCCGGCCCAAGGCCGAAAACGATACTGGACTGCTTAAACCCGGCGTCATAACGCTTCTGACCAGCAGTGAGCGGCTTTACCGGCTCCTTGCGAGCGGCAGTGGGTGCGGCAGGGATCGACCGATCCGCGGATGCGATCAGCTTGGAGTCATTGCGCATACGGGCGCGTTCGTCGCGACGGGTCTGACGGGCGACGGACTTACGAGGCTTGGACATTTCAGGGGACTCCAGTGGAATATTAACGGTCCCACTGTAGCGAAATTCTGAGAAATAAGTAAGTAATTACTTACATAGGCGATCAGAATTTCATGCCGTCAGCCGTTGCGCCGATAGATCGCAAAACCGGAAATCTCGCCGTTGTCGTCCGACATATCCTGTCTGTAATCGCCCCTGTAATACGTCCAGCCACCGCCTGACCAAGAGGTAGCGTTATAGTCGATCCGCGCTACCTCGCCACCGCCCCAGACCAACTGAGCATAAGTCCCCAAAAAGGCGTGATTGACGCGCGTCCAGCCGTAGTTGCTGTCATATGCCGGGCCTTCCTGAACAACCGAGCTCTTGCCGTGCAGGTCGCCCATCGAAATCCATCCAGACGAGCGACCTGCAAGATTTCGCACGTTTCCGTCATTCAGATAAATCGGAGCGTTCCAGGCTTTACCAAGTTCCTGATTAACCTGGCTCATCAAGATATGTCCGGAAGATGGAAGAGTCATCCGCTTGCTCCCGCCTTGAGCGCCGTCACTTCAGCGCGCAACTCCTTGATCGCCTGGATTAGAACAGGAGTGAGCTTGTCATAAGCGACCACGCGCCACTGTTCGCCATCATTCTGTTCGTCGGGAATGGAGAGACTGACGATCTCCGGCAGAACAGCTTCAACCTCGTCAGCCAGAACACCGATGTCACGCTCGCCGGGGCGGCCGATAAGCTTGGTCTTGCCATTCCAGGTGAAGCGAACACCGCGGAGCTGTTGCACGATGTCGAGCGCATTATCAATTTCGGCTACATCATCCTTCAGACGAGGATCCGAATACGCGCCGACGTTACCAGCGGAAACCATGTCGCCACTCGGGGACGTATACCAAGACCAGGCAGGCCGAGACCAACCACCGAGACCGAAATAACCATCTGCGCGCAGATGCATCTTGATGCCATACTGACCCTGGCACAAGAATGTCATCGCGGCTACAGCACTGTCGCCGGTGCCAGATGCGTTCTGAATACGAAGATTGCCACCATCGTCATTCTGGTTGGCATTTTGATTGATAGGGCGGGTCAACAAACTGCCGACCATCTGCTGATCAATATCGCGACGCAGCCAGTTTGCCGCGACTACGCCGCCCAACTGATCGGCCGTCGTCGCAGAGGCAGCCTTGCCGCTGGTGGAGAGCTTTCCGTCCAACGTCGTCTGCAGGTTGGTGATCTTGCTAATAGCCAACGAAGGGATGCGTGCGTCAGCCAAGGTGCCGGACGAGATGTTCGAGGCGTTAAGCGAGGTCAGTGACGCGCCGGAGCCAGAGAATGAAACAGCGGTAACAGCTCCCGTATATGTCGCGGTGGCGCAGGTAAAGCTCAGCGAGCCACCACCTGCGGTCCCGCTTCCGCCGCTTGCGATGATGCGGGCGTCGTAGTCGGTCGCGGTCGCGCCAGAATGGAAGTCGAGAACCGGCGTGCTCGCGGTTCCATCGGTGCGGCCGATCTCGATGGCAACACTGCCCGGTCCGTTGAGGGACAGGGTGTTGCCTGCGAGCGTCATCCGGTTACTTCCACCAGTGGTGAATCCGATTGAATCTGCGCCAGGGAACCACAAGCCCGTGTTCAGGTCGGCCGCGTTCGTGAAAGAAGGCGCGGCCGCTGAGTCCGAGTTGGTGCCATAGAAGCGGGCAAAGTCGGCGACGCCCGAGCCGGTAACATTACCAGCAAAGGAAGCACCCGAGGAGAAGGTCGCGGTTCCGGTGGTCGAGAAGGCGCCGGCAACGCTCAAACCGTTTCCAATCGCGACAGCGCCAGTCGTCGCACTCACCCGCAACGGACGAAGCGAATTGTATGCGCCGTTCTGATCACCCGAATCGGTCAGCATCAGATACCAGTTCGAACCGTCGAACCGTTGAAAGATACCGTAGTCGCCAGAGACGAAGCGATAGCTGTTCTGACTAGTCGAACGGAATTCCGCGCTATTGGTCAAGACGCCGCCGAGCGAGCCACCGGTCAGATTGAGCTTAGCATCCAAAGCTGCCTGCAGACTCGTAACATCCGAGATCGCGTGCGTGTGAACCGTGTCGGCCTTGCCGGACGTGCCGTTCTGAACTGCCGTCGTGACGAATGCGGTCGTGGCGATACGCGTGGAATTATTGCCAACTGCCTGAGTAGGCGCCGTCGGCGTGCCGGTCAGAGCAGGAGACGCCAGCGGGGCCTTGGCGTTCAGGAGCGCGGCGAGATCGGTAATATCCGCCGCTACGTGCGTGTGAGATGACGCGGCCTTAGCATCCAGAGCGGCCTGTAAGCCGGTCACATCAGCGATAACATGCTGATGGCCCGTTGCTGCGAGACCGGATGCCGCGATCGCCAGCTTAACGTGCGCGGTCGTGGCAAGCTGGGTGTTATTGGTCGCAGCCGCAGCGGTCGGAGCGGTCGGCGTTCCAGTGAGGGCCGGAGACGCCTTCGGTGCGAGGCCGTTGATTGCTGCCACCAGTCCCGTGATGTCAGCCATAGCATGAGTATGGCCGGCATCGGCCTTGCCGGCCAACGCCTGCGTCATCGTCGCCGCAAAGTTTGGATCGTCACCGAGGGCGTCTGCGATCTCCTGCAGCGTGTCGAGAGTGCCAGGCGCCGCACCGATCATCTCATCCAACGCCTGTCGAACGTATTCGGTGTTGGCAATCGCGAGCGAGCGATCACTAGGGGCCTTAGTAGGGACAGTCGGGGTGCCGGTAAACGCCGGGGAGGCAATAAACGCGTCTAGCTGAGCTTGAAGGCCATTGATTTCCGCGATTTCATGCGCGTGGGTCTTGGTTGCAGCGTAGGCCGCAATCGCCTGCCGGACGCGCTGAGCCGTCCACCAACGCACAGTCGTCGCGCTGCCCGCTTCCGCTTCGGCTTGAGCGATCGTGGCGTAGGTGCCAGCGTTAAAATCCGGCTGCCAGCCCGACCACGTGGCACCACCATTCGTAGAGTAGCGCCGATAACGCAGGAGGATATTGGCGTGAACCTGGTAGTCCTGATACAGGCGCTGACCATCGAGCGACTTATCGCCAATAAGACGACCAGGCTGACCCGCAACCGGGAAATTAAGCGCAGTCGTGATATCCGCCGGGTTCTCGAAAAACCAAACGCCGTTCGTGACGAGAGTATTTAGATTGGTGCCAGCAGGCGTCGAGGCCTGGCGCTGATAGGCGATCGAGGACGGATCGTAGAGCGCCGCTGCTTCGGCGGAGGCCTTCGCTGCGTCTGCGTAGGAGGAAGCCTGGTTGCGGGCTGTCACAGCACCGCTCTGAGCCGTTTCGGCGCCAGTCTTGGCCGTCTGGGCCGCATCACGCGCTGCAATGGCGTCTGAGCGTGCAGACTGCGCGTCAGTGCGTGCGGTTTCGGAGGCCGCCCGCGCGACCTCGGAGGCTGACCTGGCGTTGCCGGCCTCAGTATTCGACGCCGCTGCATTCGTTTCCGAAGTCTTTGCGCTCGTCTCCGCGGCCTTAGACGCGGTCTCGGACTCCTTTGCGTTCGCCTCGCTGGTCAGTGCGGCGGTCTTGGACGCAAGCGCAAGGGCGGCAGAGGAGGCTGCTTCGTCGGCCTTGACGGTAGCTGTATCCTTGGCACCAACCGCGGTGTCGCGCGCGCCGGCTGCTGCAGTCGCGGCAGCCTGAGCGTCAAGCTTTGCCTGTTCCAGCTCTGGCGTAATATCGCCAGTGTCTCCCTTCTCGCCATCCGGGCCCTGAGGGCCCTGAGAGGCAAGTTCAACAAAGACTTCCTGGTTGTGCCGAACCTTGACGACAATGTCTTCGGAATAGGAGATGATTGCTTCGTCAGCCATCTTAGATCCTCGTAATGGTGCGCTTGACCGGGATCTCCAGATCAAAGCCAAGGTGGATCTTTTGAGTGAGATCGGTGCGGATCACGTCCATAACGACAGTTCCGGCCGACCAATTGGCCGTGTCAGTCCCCTTCAGCAGAAGCTCGATGGTGTTTCCATCGACGCGCATGATGGTGCCGGCCTCCGAGCTGAGCGTGATAAGCTCGACACCGTCGGCGCTGTCCTGGCGGATAGTTGCTGAAAACTTGGCCGTGGTCGGAAAGACGGCCAAGGCAGAGGACGTGATCTTGATCTTCAGGCGCCACTCGCAGCCAGTCTGGATCGCCTTTCCCTGAAGATACTGATTATAGGACATGCCAAACTCCGATAAGATAAGTAAGCACTTACTTATCATGGAATTCAAATCAATGCACGCCACTTTCCGTTCTGAAGGGTCAAAAGCGTCCGCTTTCCGTTGCGATACTGCAAGGTGTGCGTCACAGCCCAGCCGGACGGGCCCTTGTTGTAGCCCTGCCGCAGGTTCATGGCGCCGGAGACGTAAACGCCATCCATGATCTCGGGCGAGTGCTTGTCGCCAATGTTCATCTCGACGCCCAGCCCTGCAAAGCCAGAGACCGTGCCGCGAGCGCCATTGGCACCCCGGAAGCCGTGATTGCCGCACTCGACGCCGTTCACGACATACGAGTAGCCGTCATGCACCCAGTCCACGTCCGACAGATCGATACCGTCCTTGTCAGCAGCCATGTTGACCGCATACTCAAGAAGGCTAAATGAGCGGGTTGGAAGGCCGGCGTCGATGTTGAGCGCCGTCTCCTCGCGCCAGGCGAGATAGGTGTCTTCGAGCTGGAGACCCAGGCGAATATTGATGCCATCGTTGCGGTAGCGGCCTTCCTTCACATACCGCTCAAGGGCGATATCGTGATTGGACTCGACGACCGTGACAGCGACGGACTCCTGCAGCTCCTTGAGAATATTCGCCACGCCGCGGATCTCGTCGAAAACGCTATCACGACCGCGAACCGCGACCTCGTAGGAATAAGCGTTGTCGTTGACGTGGTGATGATTGCGCCGGTAGTTGTCGAAGATATCGTGCGCGATGGCGCGGCCGATCTTGAGGGTCTTGGTAATCGAGTTCGGCGATCGGAAGGTGGCATCGTAGTTCTTCGGATCCTCCTTGTCGGAGTGGAAGTCGGCCATGACCATCAACTCGACCAGGCTCTCGTCAACCTCGACTACGCCGTCCTTGACGAAGAATTCCAGATCGCAGAACGAGCCGTCCTTATCAGCGACCAGGTGACGGCAGAAGAGATCGCCCTCGTGATCGAACTCGACCAGCACGGCCGCGATCTGGTGATGGAAGATGGACTTGATACCTGCCTTGCGCGGGATGATCTTGGGCTTGGTAACGAGGCCGGTCGTCATGACCTGATGGGCCTGCTTATAGGGATCGAGCGACGGAACGGACTTGAGCTGGATCTTGGAATGCGGGAAGACGCCCCAGCGCCCCTGGGTATAGGTGGTCAGATCCGAAATCGGACGATTGGCCGTCGGTAGCATGTTCATCTCGCCGCAGAAGACGAAGTTGTCGCCGATCCGCATCTGGCCGAAGCACAGGTATTCCTCGATCTCGGCCGCATACTGGCGAACGACGGACTGGTTTTCGGCCCACCACTGCGTCTCATAGGTGCCTGGACCTACGATGATGTCGGCATCACGAAAGGCTGCATACGCCTGAAGGTTCTCCCAGAATTCGGTATGAACCTCGGCGTCGTTCTGGGCTCCTGTGAAGATGAACACACGTCCGCGAGGATCCTCGACAGGCTCGGCCAACAACGTGTCGGTGAGCCAAGTGCGCGGCGTGCCTTCCACCTCCTTCTTCGTGCCCATCAGGCGATCGTAGCGGGTGGTCAAAGTCGGATCGACAACGACAGCTTCCGGATTGGTAACAGGATAGCGCGAGCCGGTGAGCAAGCGGTCGAGATCGGCACGCAAGAGATCCGCGCGTGCGTTCGCGTGGTTCTTCGGCGCTTCCGGATCCTTCTCCTTGGCCTGGATGACACGGTTGATCAACTCCGGAACGTTCTCGCCGAGACGCTTACGTGCGCGCAGAACAGAGGAGCGATTGCGAACCGTCTGGTAGGAAAGACCAAGAGCTACTGCGACATCGGTGAGATTTGGATATGTTTCCTTGTCGTTATAAGCCTCGACGAACCGGTCCTCAGCAACGCTATTCTGCATAATTTTCATCCGTTCATCGTAAGTATATAATACTTACTTAGTTAGAAACATATACTAGACGATGAGAGGATCAGTCCGGCGAGGAAAGCCGCGTCCTCAGATCTTCATAGAAGTCGATGGTAGTCTTGTGAACGTTCCGGCAGTTCTTGAGCGTCTTGCGATCCCTGAGCCAGTAGGTTTCTGTTTCAAGCTGGTTCAGTTTCCGGTCGGGCAGAAGGACGCCTTCGCCGCAGTCCTGTAGTTCGACCGGAATGGCCGGCAGGTTAATCGGTGCCCTAGCGGACGGAGTTGAGACGCTGCACGCTGCCAAGACCGATACCGCCGTCAGCAGCACCAGGATCCTGAGCGGCTTCGCGGTTGAGACGAGCGACTTCATCTTCCAGCTTCTCCTTTTCCAGGATAATCGTTGCCAGGTCTTCGCGCAGGCCCTTTTCCGCCGCTGCAATGACCTTATTGTTGGCTGCCTCACGGTCAGCAGCTTCCTTGTCCTTAACGATCACCGCGGCTTCGTAGCCACGGTCGTAAATCGTGTCGTAGATCCAGAAACCCACGCCTGCGACAGCAAGAGCTGCGACCAAGTAAGCGGCGATCTGGAACTGCGACGGAATGAGCTTGCCGAGCATCAGAGACCGCTCACGCAAAGTTCGGCTTCGCCCTGACGCTGGGCATCACCCATTTCACGGCGATTGACGAGACCGCGCACCACCTGACCGCCTGCCTTGTTCCAGGCCGTCTGGGCTTCGCAGCCCTGGCGATACTTGCCCTGCACATGCAGCTTTGCCGCGGTCGAGTTGACCATCCCATTGACACCGAAGTTATAGGCACCGGAGATCATCGCGGGCCTGCACGCTGACAGGCATGTTCTCGAAGCCCTTGATGCGCTTAACCAGCGGCATGTAATAGTCGTGGAAGATCTGCTCACGGGCGATCACCTGGCACTGAGCCTTGGTGAAGGACAAGCCGGAGGTAACAGGCTTGCCGTTGATGCGCGTCTGGCCGTAGCAGATGTCCCAGATCTTGGCGAACTTGTCCCAATGCGACTTGAGGACCAACCCCTCCCACGGGGTGATGAGCGCATCTGTCGCCAGAATGACGGCAGGAGGCAGAGTCTCGGGCGTCGTGTCTTTCATCGAGCTCCAGCCGCCTGCAGTCGCGAGCGCAATTGCAGTTGCAATCGCGGCGATCGAGCGCTTGGACTTGACGATCTTGTTAATCGGCATCCTTGAAATCCTTCTGGGCGTAGAGCCGCGCGACGAACGCGCCGGCAGTGACGAGGCCCGAGAGAGCGGCAAAGACACCGGTCGGGAGCCAGATGGGCGCGCCAAAGAAGCCAAGGGCCACTTCAACCGCGGTGAGAAGAAAGGCGAGCGCGATCAGACGGATCGACCATGCCTTCTTGAGAATGTGCTTCCAGTCGGGGCGCAGCATCAGCGGATCTCCAGCGAGATCGGCTCCTGCTTGCCGGGGAGCGGAGGGCGGAACTGGTATTCAGCCTTCTTGGTCGGCGGACCGTTCTGCTCGATCACGGTCGTCAGCTTGACGACGGCTTCCTTGAGCTTCTGCGTCTCAGCCGTCTGCTCCTTGAGAGCTTCGGTGTTGTTCTTGCGGTCTTCATCGGTGCGATCGAGGCGCTTGTCCTGCTCGACGTTCTTGATCACCAGCTCGCGCACAACGATGGAATTCTCGGCGCGGCCGTCCAGCAGCCAGTTGTAGGCACCGATGCCAGAGGTCACGAGTGCAACGAGGCCCATGGCAAAACCAATGGTCTCCTTGTTGAGAGTGATGGAAGGCAGGTGGGCCATTTGGCTTCTTCTCCAGCGGGTAAGTAAGTAATCACTTACTTACTACATATGGCGAGTCATGTCCACCTCGTCCACTATTCAGGACCAGTTGATAGTGTCGAGTTCCGCAGGCGTCGTTGCATTCTTGACGCGGGCCTTGAGCGCCTGGCGCGCGGACTCAGTAATGATAAGGAAAAGGTTCTCCTCAGCCACTTTCTTGCGCCAGATCCCGATCAGGGTCTCAGGTGCGATTCCAGTCGCCCTTGCTTCGGCCTGCAGCATTGAAAGCTCAGCGATCGGCCGGCCAGCGTCGGCTTCGCTCACCTCGTCACGCTTGAGCTTATAGACGAGCGCCGCGACATTTCCTGACGTGCGATAGCTCTCAAGCGCGCGGTTCGCTTCAGCGTCGATCTGTGCGAGTTTCACGGCCTTCGCCGGTTCAAGGTTCTTCGTCAGATTAAGCTTCATTGACTGTCACCGTGAGAGTTGCGGGAAGATAAGGCCACTGATCGAGCACAATCGCAAAGGCACCGGGGTCGCCACCAGTCAATTCAAGCGTTCCGTCTTGAATGAGATGCGGCTGGCCGTCTACGATCGCCTGGCAAGGGATGGGCAGACC